CTTCTCGTGACGCTTAGCTAGCTGTACTAAAATACTAGCCATATATACCGGTCCAGAACCACCAGCTTGATTCTTTACAAGACTAGGAAACATTGCAGCTGGATCATCGTAGGTATGATTAGTAAAAAGAATTGTAACGCCAGCCTTAGCAGCTTTAAAAGTTAAAGTGCGAAACATACTCTTCAAAGACTTTGCGCGAAGACCCATATCAGATGCTGATTTATCTTTTGCAACGTCGTCTAACTCTTTTTGTGAAGCTAAATTGCCAAGACTGTCAATACTAATAATGAACTTACCTTTTGCATCGTTTTCAATAATACTATCGAGTAATGCACTAATCTGATTACGACACTGATCAATAGTGTCTACCGGTACATATTTTACGTTTTCCGGATCAAGACCGACGCCCTTAGTACTATTCTCGTCAATAGCGATCTCTGTATCAAAAATAACCGGTGTGATGCCTTTCTTTTGCGCCGTTGCAAGGATCTTGTTAACAATAAAAGTCTTGCCTGTCTGACTAGGACCAGAGAAGCCAGTAATTCTTCCCTTAGGTACACCACCAGCACGACAGCTGCCACCCAGTATGGCATTGAGAGCATAACAGCCAGTATCAAACCATTCATCTACTTTACTTAAAGCGTTTTCATTTAACATTGAAGCTTCGCTATTTAACTTATCTAACGACGCAAATATTTTATTAAGATCTTTACTCATAGATCTAGTATATATGAAGCTTTATAAAAAACAAGTAAAAAATTATTCGTCAAACAACTTAATTACTTGCTCATTTGCACCACCTGTAGCAGGCTGTACAACAGGAGCAGCCGAGAATAATCTGACATACTGCTCAACAAGTCTAGGATCATTATCAACCCCGACTCCAATTACAATATTAGCTAAATTAAACTTCCATGTAGTCCCTTCTTCACGGGACTTTTCACCAACAAACTCTCTAAAATAAAGAGGAATAGTCTGTACATTAAGTTGACCCTGCTGAGTAGGCTGTACGTGAATAATGGCAGGATTCTTAACTGTTAACGAAGTCTTATCCTGCTCTACAACAGTAGCCAAAATAGTTCTTCCAATATGATCAATAAATGTAATAAGATTTTGTTCGCTCATGTAGATATATTATGATATATTAGAAATAAATCAACTATTAAACTGCTAATAAATCAAAAAGATCTGTCTGAACTTGAGAACCAGGTGTCTTTAATTTCCAACCTACAGCGTCATAAAATCTTTCAATAACTGAAAAAATAATTTTTTCAAACATCATTTCATGATCCGGCTGAAATGTTTCGCTAAATTCTTTTGGAAAAGTATATTTGTACCCTATAGCAGAAAGGCCAAACTTATTGGGCTGTCTAGTGTAGAAATAACGAACCTTATCGCCAGAAGCTATCTTTTCATATTTTTTGCCAGTATTAAATCGGTCTAGTAAAATATTATAAAAATATGCTGCTTTAACGTGAATAGGCATATGTTTAGCTGTTTTAAACCCGTCGCACTGACTAGCATATTTTTCATATCCTTTAATGCCCATGACAAAGGCAATATCCTCAACCGGTAATTGCTTAAAAATGTCATATGTTTCGTTAAAAATTTTATTTGTTTCTGCAAGATCGCGTTTTAACAGCATTGTCTCGATAATCTTTTTTACGTACGGTTTGATAGGCGTGGGCATAGTTGTCCGGACAACTTCTACACCAGTGTATTTAAATTTATCGCATGGTATACCTTCTTCATCTAAAACATGAAGAACATATCGCTTTTTCTGTAAAAAAAGTCCGGAGTCTGCAATAGCCTCTCTCTTAAAAACAAATCTACAATCTTTTGAGCCTAATGCTTGTGCACCCCATACTTTAATTTTTTCATTTAAATAATCTTCAATATCCTGAACTTGTTTATAATATTCTTGAGAAATTTTTCCTCTATTATTAAACATTCTAAGACCCGTTTTATCGACAATATGTTTGATCGATATGTATGAGCTGTCTGTATCGTTATAGATAATAGGGCTATCTTTTAACATTTCTTCATCTGTTAACCCTGCTTTACTTTTTATATATTCTTCCAATAATCTATTAGATTCTTTAATTACAGCTTGTCCTGTTAATGTAATCGATTCTGCTAGCTCATCATCACCGAGTGGACTATGCTTATTACCGAAATAACCATAGATTGTATTGATTAAAATCTTAATAGTATGCTGAGTAATATTAAGATTATCTATTTCGTGTTTAAATTCATCAGCTTCTTCTTTAGAAATTTCTGATTTCTTTTTCTTTAACGCTGCAAGCTTTTTCTTAATTTCAACACGCTTTTTATAGTAATGATCGACAATAGAGGGAATAATGCCTTTTTCTTTTTGTGTAAATAGCACTTTAGCTTTCGAGATAGCTATCTCTTCTTTTTTAAGAAAATCAACAAAATGATTATGTGTTAAAGTAAACGTTTGTCCGTTGACATGTTTAATTGTTATTTCTTTATCGTTTTTATCTACAATACTACCAACTTTTGTTTCGGGAGATAGATTCAGAGTAATCATCACGTTGGGGTATAGGCTATTAGCATCAAACGATACAATATGTTCTTTAAACCCTTTTTGCGGGTCAGCCACATACGCACCAGCATTTTGTTCGTCACTAAAAGTTGATTTGTTAAAAGTCGGAATTCGTTGATTTTTACTTCTTGCTTTAATTGCACAAAGACCGGTAATAACAGAAAGTGATCCCAAAGCACCTTCAAACGTAGTAAGACCGGCATAAGCAATCATACGTAATAACTCTAGATACTGTAGTTTCTGTTCTAATCTCACTAGCAAGTTAACGTCTTGAATATTATAATCAACAAACATTTCCCAATTATCATCAGCTAAGCTTGTCAAATTTGTATCGCCGTAATCAATCTTATTTTCGCCTAATTCAATTTCACCGATATTATCTAATTTATATGATTCGCGTAATACAGGGCAAAATCTTTTATAAATGTCTAGATAATCGACACACGAAACACCTTCAATATGCCAATGAACTTGTTCGCGACCGAACCTGCCTGTAAATTGAATTGGTCTTATATAACCGACTGGTGAAAGTTTTCTAGTTTCATCTTCACCTAAAATTTTTGTTATTCTATTAATAATATACGGTACATCAAAAAATTCGCTATTCCAACCAGATAAAATATCAGGATAATCAGAAGTAAAATAACTTATAAACTTATTAAGAAGGTCTTTCTCGGTCTTACAGTAAATATAAGTTACCCCTTCTCTTTTATTATGATAAGGTTTTAATCCCCAAGTTATAAACTGCTTACGTAAAGTATCGTAAACGGTTATAATATTAATAGTATGCTGGGGGTCGTCAGGTTTTGGAAAATCGTCAGGACTATATGTCTCGATATCAATAAACAACATTCTTAATTGATGCTTTGTAAATTCAGCCTCTTCGTTCTTCTCCCAAAACGTATCTATTAAAAATTGCTGTTGAATATTAATGTTTTCAAATACTCTCGTTATTTTGTTGTCTTTTAAATAACGAGCTCTTTCAGCCTGGTTTTTAAAACGTTTTCTTTTTAAAGGTGTATTAAAAATGCTTTTACAATCACTATGATTATTCGTTTCAAGAAATATATATGGTTCAAAAGTAGTATCATATGAAATACGCTTACCGCTTTCATCCCAAGTAAATAAGCGCATTAACTGATCTTTAGGTAAATATGCAACGTTCCTATACACAAAATTATTATAGCTATAATATCTAAAAGTACAATTAAAAATGTAGTACTATTTTGAACAATACAATGGCAGAGCTTATTGCCGCAATTAAACTCGTTAAAGTTCTTAGCAGTTCTAATTTATGATTGTGTTTGTCAACCCAAATCTCAACATGATCTCTTAATCTGCCTTCTTTTTCTAATTTTTTAATTTCTTTTTTAGATAACTTTCTCATAGACTATTAATAGAATTAATTAGCTTTCTATTAGGATCACCGTACGGATAATTATATAGTTCAAAATACTTGTCAAGGTTATCTTTATTTTCAAGCCAACGAGATTCAGCAAGCTTTCGATACTTAGCGGATTGGTTCATATATTTACCTTTCTTAGAAAGAGCATCTTCTATATGTCCTACCATCTCATCGCCCGTTTTGAACTTTAAAGGAGCATCTTCATATGTACAAAGATCTTGACAAGCAATTGGTAATCCATAGCAACATGCTTCAATAAATTTTAAATCACTTTTAGCTTTATTAAAAATATTATCCTGTAATGGAGCTACAAGCATGTTAATATTAAGATTATAAATTTTTTCAGGGTAGTCATATAGATGCTGCCACTGATGAAACTCTAGATCGCCGTTTGCAACATATGGTTTTAAAGGCAATGGAAATGCACCTAAAAATACCCACCTAAACTTATGACGCGTTTTAATAATTGTTTCTACTACATGTTCAAAGTCATCTTTATAATTAACTCTTTTATCTACATCGAAATGAGCTCCTGACCCTGCATATAAAATGCGAGGTCTCTTTTCAAAAGCATCGTAATTTTCTGATATCTTCTTTTCGTTATAAAATCTACCCATCCAAAATTTAGGTGGGTAATTAGGTATGACAGTTACATTTCTATTACCTGTTTTATTTCTATAATAGTCCTGCATAAACTTACATGTAACAGTAAGCTCATCACATAAACTCATTATTTCTTGAGCTGTTTTTCTTATCTCTGGATCTGTAAATGCGGGCTTAAACTTATTATAATCAGGAATATCTTCTGCAAAACAAATGTCATCAATTTCGTAAATTATTCTAAAATTATGCTGTTTGCTAATTTCTTTTAAAAACTTTACAAATCTCAATTGATTGGGTGTAGCTTGTCTTTGAATTCTAACAGCTTTAATACCTCTAAAATAATTAGGATCAAAGCACATTACAGTGCTACCATGTATTACCATCCTTTGATTAGCGTTAAGCATGTGCTCAGGCCAAATCATTCTCCAGAAACCACAACCACTATAGTCAGCATAATAATTTAATGCTCTATTTAAATCCATTTCTGGCGGTCTCGGTACATCGTTTTGCTGTACAACACCTGGCTGAACAGAAGGGAAAGGCGAAGCAAAAGGTGACGAGGCAAACGGAGATACGAAAGGATTAACGACCATAGATTATATTAAATGCTATACGTCTTATAATCAACTCTTCTAGTAATACCATTACTCTTCTCTAGAAATATGACATCACCGGTGGCAGCTTTAATGCTCTCTTTTCTATGACTTATAACCATTATACTTTCATTATATTTGTCTACACGTTCTTTTAATAAATTAATTACCAATTCAACTCCACGTTCGTCTAAGCTAGAATCAAATAACTCATCGTAAATACTAAAGTTAAACGCTACATCACCCTGCAGACGTCTAATATCCATAAATGTAAATAAACAAGCTAGATCTATGTTTTTTCTTTCTGCACCACTAAAGTTAAAGTAAGAACATGACTTTCCTTTATTATCTATAATTTCTTCTTCAAAATATTCATTAAATGTACAAATACAGTTAGCGTCCATTTTCTTGAGATAATAAGCCAGCTTACTGTTAAACAATTGAAGAATTTTCTTAACAATAAACGATTTTACGCCTTCTTCTGAAACCACAAATTTAACAACATCTAGTGTATTGATGATCTCTTTAAGCTTATTAATCTCATCTTTTACAAGATTAAGTCTGTCTGTTTGTTCTTTTATTAATGAATCGTATGAATTAGAATCTTTCTCTATATCCTTTAAATCTTGATCTAACTCAACTTGCCATTGATTTAACTGTGCAAGTCTTTGCTCTAGGCTCTCTTTTTCCTTAAGTTTGTGATTATATGAATTTCTACTTTCACGTAACTTTAAAAGCTTAGCATCTACTACATCTTGTGCGGTATTAAATTGCTTTTCTTCACTTTTAAGCTTATTAATTGCATCTTCATAGTCCTCTATTTCTTTCTTAAATTTCTTCTTTTCTGTTACAATATGATTACGATCAACATCTTTAATCGATCTTAAGCAAGTAGGGCAAACATCTTTCTCGGTACCGACAGCATTAATTTTTTTATTAATTTGAGTAATAAGTGTTGTTTTTTCTGAAATAGAATGTCTAGTTTCTTGAAGCTTTTTATCGATTTTAACTAAGTTAGCTTCTTGCTCTTTAATCTTATCCATCAAATCATTTACATCGGGCATTTCAAAAGCTAAAAGCTTACTATTGATATCTTCTATTTCTATAGTGTTATTCTTTTTACGAAACTCATATTTCTCTTTTTTACGCTGTCTTTCAAGAGCAAAATTTTCTTTTTGTTTTTCTTGCGTTAGTATTGTTTTTTGTATTTCATCGTGCTTAGTTACTTCAATATCAAAAGCTTTTTTCTTTTCGTTAAGATCAACTTTAAGAATATTAAGCATATTACCAAAGATACCTAGATTAAAAATATCTTCAATAAATTTTCTTTTTTCTTGCTTCTTTTTAGCCATGAAAGGAATTGTATTATTAATAGTCATAATAACACAATTTTGAAATATCTCGGGAGTACAGTTAAATTTAGATTTAATATAATCGTTAGTATTGGTTATACTATCTCTTGTTTTATCTTCACCGTTTACATAAAGATAGCATTTTGAAGGCTCGAGTGTTCTAATAATTTGTATTTCTTCTTTTTTATCGGAAGATTGTATTACGGCGTCTAAAATTATTTCGCAATTTTTTCTATTAATATTATTAATAATATTTTCTTTCTTAAGATCGCGCAATGTCTCTCCAAATATAGCAAAATATACAGCATCAGCAATTGTCGATTTACCTACACCGTTGCGTCGATCTTCTTTATCTCTATTAATACCTGTAATAATGTGAAGACCTCTCTTAAAATCTACAGTAACAGGCTGATTGCCGACTGATAGAAAATTTTTAATGCTTATTTTATTAAATGTTATTGTTTTCATGCGTTACAAGCCTTTTTATATAATTCTAAGCAATACCGTGAAACGTCTATCTTTTTATCAATATCTAATAGATTAATAAATTCTTCTATAGCCTTACTCATATCTACACCAGATAAATCTACCTGCTGGTCGTCATTTACGCCGATAGAATTATCGTATAATGAATAATCAGCTGAAAGACTAAACGGTTTATAGCTAGAAATCTTTTGAATTAATAAATCAATATTATCACTAGAAATTTTCTTATCGATTAGCAATTTAATAATGTTATTTTCTGCTAATAATTTTATATTATCACCGCTCATTTTTGTATCGATTAGTTCTGTTAAAGATAATTTTTTATGTTTAGGTGAAAGGTTGTTTTCAAAAAATTCATATTTGAGAGTATTAAAATCTAACAAATAATAACCTTTAGTTGATCCAGTATCACCGAAATCCATTTCAAAAGGATTACCAACATAAACAATAGTCTTACTATCGTATTTCCTTTCATCTCTTAAATGAAAATGGCCTGTAAGAATTAAATTAGCTTTTGTTAAAAGATCTTTAGCTGTCATACCGTGATCACATAGCTTATGAGCATTCATCTTAAAGCTTTCAATCTCTAGATGACCAAAAATAATATCAGAATTTTCAATATTATCTATATTTGCTCCCCAGGGTAAAAAGGAACATGTCTTGCCATAAATTGTATATGTCGAAGCTTCGCTAATAACTTGTATATTTTTCCAGCCGTCTAATATTGAAAGAGAGTTTACATCTGATCTATCTTTGTAATAAGCGTCGTGATTACCCACCAGTATAACAATATTAAACTCAGACCACATTTTTAATATTTGATTAACAACATGAATAGTATTAACTGCTATTTCATCTCTGTAATGATACAAATCTCCTAAAATAAAAATATCTTTTATACCTGCATTATTAAGTTCATCTTTTAGCCATTTAGCCCATTTCAAAGCAGTTTCATGCCATAAAATACTATTTTGATGTACACCAATGTGTAGATCAGCAATGCAGCAAATTTTATTAGATTTTGTTATTAGCTCTTTACTCATGAGTCGAATTATAATTATCCGCGTCTTCCTTATCAGGCTCGACATATATATGTGCACCGCCCATTAGCTCCGGATTAATCATATGTTCTGTATAAACCTTTTCTCTGTATTCGTTTAAAGCTGCATGATGCTTGTTTTCTTTTTTAATTCTATTAATAAAAGCATGAAATGCAATAGTTGTAAAATATGAGAATGGGCTAAAACCTGAATCTAGTCTAAATTTTTTGTTACGTAAAGCTGAGAACATTTTAACTATAGCATCGCCTATCATATCATCCTTATAAGAATAGTTTATAAAATTTGGCGCATAAGACAGTCCGTTTGCAATCTTAGTTAAGCTCTCACCTAGTTTTTCTGTAATGTTGCCTGACTTATAATACGCACGAATTTCTTCTTCAAATTCTCTACCATTGACATAGTGAACTTTATCTTTAGCAGCAAGCTTAGTAATAGTAGGTGTAAGTTCTGGCGGTATATGAGTAATATCGTCATCAGCTTCTTTAGCCTTGACCTTACGCTCTACCTTCTGCTTTTTAGCTTTAAGCTTCGGTAATTTCTTTAATTGTGTGTTGGATTTTTTCTTTCTCATAAAGTGCTATACGCTTATCCATATGCAATAAGCCATACTTAAAGTCGTCAGCGACATCAAATATTATAAGCTTATCCTTATCCTTATGCAAGCGAAGACCTCTACCTATTGACTGAACTATTTTAATTTTGGCCTTTCCACCGCATGCAAAAATAATGTAATGGAGATTTTTTATATTAATACCTGTCGAAAATATTTTTGTAATAGCTACTACAACAACGTCAGAATGCTCTTCTATAAGCTTTCTTATTTTTTCTCTTTCAGTAACTTCTACTTCTCCTCTAATAAAATAACATTGTTTATTTGGACACATTTCTTTAATTGCTCTGTATAAATTTTCTCCATGCTCAATAAAGTCTACCAAAATAAGAGCGTTATTATTAAGCTTACAAGCGAGCTTACTAATTACAGAATTTCTAAATGTGCTGCGCATTAAGAATCTTTGCTCTTCTCTAAATAAATTTGCTGATGATATTACTACATCTTTAAAAGGGTCTTCTTTATAAATTAATTTCAATATTTGAACTTGTACATTACTAATAAAGTTCTCTAACCTAAGTTCGTAGCTATTCTTCTCGTATATTACAGGACCTATCTTGCCTATAATATTCCATTGGTCCATTAAATTTTCAGGCATTGTACCAGTAAACCCAAATCGAACAGGCGTTTTGATTAATTTAATAATTTTATTAACTTCATTTCCTTTTCTAATTTTATGTACTTCGTCAACAATTAAAGCATCTACGTTTTGAATCCAAGATAAATCCGTATTTTTACTTTGCAAGATACCTAGGTTAGCAATAACAATATTTGAATTATCGTGCTCGTAAGGGCTATTACCCGTCCACTTACGCATAGAAAAAGGTACATTATAAGCTAGAAAATCACTATATGTTTGCTCCACTAATCCTAAATCCGGTACAATGTATAAGCACTTAAAATTAGAACCATGTAGTAAAAATATTTTTGTTAGTAATGAGGCAGCAGTAAGTGTTTTACCGCCTGCAGTAGCAAGCACAATTGTACCTCGGCCTATATTAAACGCTTTTCTTACAATTTCTTCTTGATAGTCTCTTAACGGTAATGCAAGAGGTATAACGTCTTTAGAAAATTGTGGATTACTCTCCCACCGGTGAGATGGCTTAATTACATCAAAGAGAGTTTCATCTGTTTTAACTTCACCTGTATAATTGTTGTTAGTTAAATATTTTCTAATTTCAAAATACAACCCGGGTTCAAATCTACCTGCAGGTGTTATAGCGTAAGTTCTATCTGGTAAAAAACGCCCATAGCGACGTCTAACAAAAAAAGCTGCTTCATTTTTAACAGAAAATGCTTCTCTAATATTTTCAAGCATTTCACCTGTAACAATAGCAGTATTCTTTTTTGTATCGTAAGTAAAATTCGTCATGTGGTTTCTAGCTTAATAATATCAACGAGATTTTTTATATCATATGATGTAGAGCTTAAAGTTTTTTCGGCTTTTTCTAACAGTTCTACAACTAATTCGAGTTGTTTAATTTTATCGTCAAGCTTAATAACTTCTGCGTGTTTTTCAGCTGTTCTTTCGGCAACCGGTGTTGCAATTTTTACTGGGCTTTGCTCTTGAAGCTTATCAGCTAGAGTTTTCTTAAGATTTTCTTTTTCGCGCTTTACTTCAATAAGATCTAATTTATGTCTTATACACCTACCAGCCCATTTATGCTTGATGCCAGGTAATCTTAATTGATAATCTTTTAAATTAAGCTCATCAATTTTTAAGTCATTTTCTAGCTCTTTTATGTAATCTTCTAGTATCATTAAATTAAATAATAGTATAACTTATTATGAAATCAATGGGGTTATTTGAACAGGCATACTATAAAGTATTGCAAGAAGATATGGTTTCCGGGGGTCCAGCGAGCGTTTTTGGTGTAGGTCAAGGTGGCTCAGCTGGTTCGCATGGTAATCAGTTTCCTTCTCAAAATGATCAAGCTTATGCTCCTAATGACACAAGATTGCCAAAAATGCTAGGCGTAGGCAAAAAAAAGAAAAAAGAAAAAATAAAAATACAAAGAAGGCCTTTGCCAGGTTTAGGACTATAACTAAATAGTTCTGTGGAAACAGGACATTGGATATTAAATGAATCTGTCAAAATGACAGAAAATACTTTTGGTTTTATTTACGAAATAACAAATACGGTTAACGGAAAAAAATATATTGGTAAAAAACAATGCAAATCTAAGCTTAAAAGAAAGCCGTTAAAGGGTAAAAAAAATAAAAGAATAGAAATTAAAGAGTCGGATTGGAAGGAATACACTAGCTCTTCAACAGAATTAAACGAAGATATTTTAAAGTTTGGTAAAGATAAATTTATTTTTAAAATTCTAAAGACATGCGAGTCTAAGTGGGAATTAGCCTATTTTGAAATTTCAGAGCAGATAGAAAGAAACGTCTTATTAAGAAATGACTATTATAATGGTATTATAAATGTTAGGATCGGTCGACCGCCTAAAAAATTTCTTGAACAAAATTAAAAAGCATTTATTATGATGCGTAAGATGGACTTTAAGCAATATAATTTTAGATTAATAAATTTTAATCATTTATATACTAAGAATATTGAAGTAAAGCTCATAAACGATTTACATCAATTTGAGCTGTTAGGACCGAAGATTCGTTCAGATGCAAAGAAGTTTTTTTATCATCATATTATTCATAGTATATGTGAATTTTTGTTGAACGATAAAACTACGGAAAAGAATGTTATATATTTTAATAATACGCAGCTAGAAGGATTTAAGATTTTAAAGTATTTTAAAGAAGAAGATGTATTAAAACTAATAAATTCTATTTTATCAAAAGTTAAAAAAATACTTCCAATAAAGGTATTTATAACAAATATTTCATTTGAATTTTTATCACATTTACTATCCAAAAATGATGGAAGGGGTATTGAAGTGATTAACGGTATTAGAGACTATATAAACAATGTTAATATAGAAAAGTTTACATTTAATAAGGTTAAAACGTTTACTAAGAAAAATGATCTGGTATTTCTTAATAAGGAATACTTTAATCTCCTTAAGACTAAACAACTTCTTATAGTATAATTACATAAATATTAGTATGGGTTTTGCCAATACACTTAAAAAATACATGGATATGTACACAGAAGCAGGTGAAGAGCAGTCTGCTTTACCACCTCAAGATGCTGCAGCACCAGCCCCAGCTACAGAGCAGCCTGCAGCTGCAACAGACACACAACCACAATCAATTCCACCAGAAGGATATGTAGATATAGTAAGAATGCTTGCTAAAGCTTTAGTTATGAACGTACCTCCAGGGGCTATTGATGATTTATTTTCTATTCCAATAACTAAAGAAAACGCTACAGAAGTAAGAGAAGGTCTGCAAGCAGCTATTGCGGCTAATGAAAATTATCAAGACAACCCTCAAAAAGTTCAAAATCCTCATTTTCAAAGCTTTGTAAAGTCTATAAATGAAAATAATTTTATGGCAAAGTATAAGGAAATTCTAAATATAATGAAGCGATACAGCAATGATGTCGCAGTTTAATCATGAAGAAAAAGCCTTACAGGAGCTTAGATCAAGTCTATCTATCTGAATCATTTAATAAGCCAGTACCTCCGCCACCTCGTAATATAGTTTACATAAATAAAGAGAACGCAGAAATATTGGTTCATAAAAACCCACCTCACGGCTCTATGCAAGAGTTTAAAGGTGTTTCAGATCAGCTAGCGGATAACATTGCAAGGCTAATAGATAAAAGTAGGTCGTGGAAAGGTAAGTCCGGTAAGGATGTATCAGCTAATAATATTATAGATGAAGCGCTATCTAAAGACGGGTGGTCAGTTAAAGCTGTTTCAGAACGTGTTCATTCAGCGTTTGATAAATATAAATTAAATGTAGATGCTTTTGAAAATTTAATTACCATTCAAACTGATCCTAATAACCCGACAAGAAAATTGATTGAAGCAGGTGACAGTACAGCTCCTAAACTGTATTTTGATTTAATTCCGGATACATTTAAAGCGTTATTCAGTAACCCAGAAGACGCTTTAAAAGTGGTTGGAAATTTATTTAATATTGTACCTCAACTAAAAGGTATTAATGTAGGTAGGGGTGAAGTAGCTACAACATTAATATCTGATGCTGTAAAGGGAAAGACAGGTGATTTGTTTTTTCCAGGATTTGGAGAAGTAGAGTTTAAAGACTATGACGCGCGAATGATAGGTGCTGGTAAATCGTTTGCTATAGAAGGTACACAAGATGAATTAGCTAATATTTTATCACAGTCTGCAGCAGAAAGTCTACCAGAAAAAGCTTTACGAGCTGCTAAAAAAGATATATTAAATTTTATTGAAAAAGCGCTTTCTGAATCACCTGAATCTAAGAAAAGTACAAATCTACCTAATATAAGAAATTATCTTACTAATGTTAAAAATGCATTAGATAATGATAATAATTTGCAAGATTTAGTTAGTACTATTGAAACAGCTATACCTCAGGTAGTAGCTAAAAATAAAGTTGTAAAGTCAGTAGAGACTCTTAAAAAGAATATTGTCGATAGACTTACAGCTTATCAAACAGCAAAAAAAGTAGAACCATTAAAAGATTTTCTTTCTTCAGTAAATGCTTTTTTTGGTGATATAGATAGTTTAACAAATGATCAGCTAGCTAAAGGGATAGTAGCTTGTAGGACATATGAATTAAATGAAAATGATAAAGAACAGTTAATAACTTTTATAATGCAAAATATTAACTTTTTTAGACATAATTTAAAAGATATGCAAGGTTTAAGATATATTATTGCAGCGTTACATATTGCGCTGTACAAACATTATCATAATTTTAAAGGAATAATATTTGCTAGTGGTAGATCATTTCCTAAAGATACACCAGAAGATGTAAAGGAAGATATATCACATAAAAAAGTAATGTTTTTTAGCGTCCCTGGTAATTCAATAGGTGAAAAATTATTTACTACATACAATTTCTTACTAAAAAATAATGCAAAAGTTAACATATCTATTGACAAAAGAGGTGCTGCAGCACAGGTGTCTTTTCCTAGTTAGTATGATAACGTTTGCACAGTTTATATTGGAGGGCGGGGTAGCTGGTCACATGGCCCATCCCTTTGATTTACCAGGAGCTAATACAGGTAAGAATTTGATTTCTATATTTGATAAACTTGCTAAAAGCCTCGGTACTAAGCCTTCTGCAGTAAAAATAGACGGTGCTAATGCTTCTATAAAGTTAATAACAAATGCTGAAGGTCAGAAAGAATTTGCTATGGATAGAGGCTCAAATAAACCGGAAGATGTAGAGGGAGTTACAAAAGCTAAATTGACAGCTAGGTTTCCTCAAGGACATGGTATGATTAATATAGGTGGTACTGTTTTAGATATCTTTAATACTGCAATTCCTACTATAGAAAAAGATCTTAAAAAATTAAAAATGTGGAATAATAACAAAATTTTATTTAATATGGAATATGTTCAAGGAGCAACAAATGTAGTTGGTTATGCAAAAAACTTCTTAGCAATACATGGGTTGAACGAAATTATAGAAGTAAAAAGCCCGGTAAGAGGTAGTGTAAGAAGGGCATCGAGAGAAATAAATTACGATAAAAAAGCTTTACAAGATTTAATTGCAAAAGTTGACCCTATTGCTAAACAAAAGAATTTTGATGTAGAGCATGAATTTATTGTAAAAATGAATAAGGTTGACTTTAATAAGCCTTTAAATGAACCTTTTACTGTTAGTTATGATTCAAAAAATATAGCTACAAAACCTTTGAAAGATTGGTTAGCTGCAGCTAAAAATCCAAGAGCAGATAAGATTAAGCTTGCTTCGGGTAAAACTATTTCAGCTATGAGTTTAGAAAATTATAAAAACATCTCGGCTGGGACGCCTATGAACATGTATATAGGTAATGATAAAAAAGCTATAGAAAAAGCTATTTCAGGTGCTGTGTTTTATCATGCTACTATGATTTTAGGGCAAGCAATTAAAGATGCAGCTTCTTCAGATCTAGGTACTTTGAGCACGCAAGAAGGTATTGTCGTAAGGGATAAATCTATATCTCCAAATCCAGTTAAAATAACTGGTAATTTTATTTTAGGAAAAGAACAAGGTAAGTTTGCTACTAAGCGTCAAGAAGAAGAAGAAAATCCTAGACAAATGTCTAATCAAAATTATATGGTTAATCCAGAATATGGTAAAGAAGGTGCTAGAATGACATTAACTCCTGGGGTACAACTATGAAATTTTATAAATTAGTTAACGAAATATTACAACATCAAAAAAATAATTTAATTGTTATTTTTCCTGGACGCTTTCAGCCTTTTCATGAAGGTCATAAAAAAATATATGATATGGCTAAAAAGCAATTTCCAGCCGCGGATTTTTTTATCGCAACAGCTGATGAAATAGCTAAAGTAAAAGATCCTGAAAGATATCCTTTTAATTTTGCAGAAAAAAAAGCTATAATGGTTGCAGCTGGTATACCTGAAGGTGAAATAGCTCAGGTTAAACAGCCTTACAAACCTTTAGAAATTCTTAGCAACTATGATGCTAATATTGCAAAAGTGGTTTACGTTGTAGGAAAGAAAGATATGGAATCTGATCCTAGATTTAAATTCGGTACAACAAAAAAAGGTACACCAACTTATTTTCAGCCATTTACAGATTTAAACTCAATGCAACCGTTTAGAGAGGATGGTGGGCATGGTTATATATTTGCTCCTATTACTATAGATTTTTCTGTAGGTGGAAAGAAAATTACTAGTGCTTCAGAATTAAGAAGTTTATATAGACAGTCAGATGAAAATATGAGAAAGCAAATTATAAAAGCTGTATTAGGTGGTAAGTTTGATCCAAAAATTTATAATCTTTTTAACACTAAATTAGGTTAATTATTTTTTTTCTTCTAGCAAAGTAATAGTTTCAAATAAAACTTTTTCTAAAGTATCTTTTGATTCACGTCTCAAAACAGTCTTAATTTGATTTAAAAGATCGTCACCGCCTTTAGAAATAGCAGCATAGAGATCTTCTTCATTGTTTTCTTCTAAATTACCCTGCATATCATCACACGCACCATGCATGGGGTTTAAAGCATGTTCGTAATCTTCATAACCAAAAACAGATTCTAGTTGATCGTGAGCGTTAGTAATTTTACTCAAAACCCATGCTTCAACATTATTTTTATCTTTTAAAAGATCATGTAACATAGCGGATAACTTTACCATTCTAAACAATAATTGACGAGCCATCTTACCATTACTATCATAATTATCAGGGTTATAGCCTTCACAATCCTCGCTCTTTTCTTTATGTTGATTAGCTTTACATTCCGGACAATGGTTACATGTACAACCTTTAGCAGCATATTCACAATGCTCTTCATTTTCGCCGCATTTATCACATCCCTTTTTAGGGGGTATAGAAACTCTCTCAATTTTTGAAGGAGAAGGTGTTACGCCAGTATTATCACCTAATGGTCCTAAACCAACATTTTCTTTAGCAATCTTTTGGTTGTAAAGCTCATTTAAAAGATTATAATCTTTTGCGAACATGTAAATATTTATTAGTCTGATAGCTGAGAAAACGATTTATTGTCGACTGAAAAGTATACTTTCTTAAAATTTAATTGTCTGATTAATGAATTACAGCCTTTACAGGGTTTAGAAAAGTCTAACTGATTATTTCTATTAATACGTGTATTGACAAGTGTTAATCCAGTGCAATCTTCTTCACCTAGCTTTAAAATTGCTGACAACTCTGAATGTACTCCTACTGTATGTGAAATATCTTCTCCTCTTCTATTAAAAAATCCTATTTGTAAATTTTTAGGATGTGTTTTGTTTGGGTTGTTAAACCCAATAGAAATTAGCCTATTCTTATCAAAAATAAACGAGAAATGCTTGCAGCGATAATCACCATGCTTTTTTAATAGTGCATGTGATATTTCAGTACATCTTTTAAAAATGTTGTCCATTACATCTATAATAGAAGAAACGCAAAAATTATCCATAAATATCTTTGATGCAGACGTTTAAAGAATTTTATGAAAAACCGGTTTTTGGTACAAACGAGCTTATTGAAATAGACGGTTTAGGCAAAATTAAGGCAAAGATAGATAGCGGTAATGAAGCTTATAACGTTATTCATGGGGTTGATGTCTCTGAAGAAGGAGAGAACGTTTCATTTACTACTGTAGGTGACAAGCGTGTTACTAAACCTCGTAAAGGTGAAATAAAAATACATATTGGAAGTGGTGTTAAGGAAGATAGACCTATAGTTTTAATGGATATAAAGATAAATGGGAAAATGTATAAAGGTGTTCCATTTAGTGTTGCTGATAGATCTGAGAATGAAGATCCAATTTTAGTTGGAGAGCCATTTCTCAAGAAGCTAAATGCAATAATCGATGTAAATAAACCTGTGAACGAATCTACAAAATATAAAATTGTAGCTATTAATAAAAAAGATAAACTTGCTGGTGTTTGGAAACAAGCAAACTATTCAGAAAATTTAATAAGACAAATAGCTAATAAACAAAAAACACTTATAGTTAATAAACAAGGTGGTCCAAAATTTAAAGGAAAAGACGTATTAAAAATTTTTAATCCAGAAACAAAAAAGCCTTTTATTATTTTTAAGAAAAAATCAGAATCCTCTGAACCCGATACACTTAAGAATTAACTGTACATTAGAAGCATCAATTACATCCGTAACATAGATTGTCGGGTCATAGTGAAAATCGTTATCTATTCTCATGCCAACCTCTTCACCAAAAGCAGTTAACTCATCTATGTAATCCATAGCACCGAAGTTTTTAAGATAACGATGATAAAAATCTTTCTCAGCCACGCACTCTATAATTACGTCTAAATCTAAATACTCGTGAGCAATAAAAGTTATATCCCTCACACATGAAATGCTTGATGGAGGGTTTATTAAATCGCCATTAATTAATAGCGACTGACTCACATAATTATTTAGTCGCTTTAGATAAGTTTTCTATTTTGCGCAAATTCAATAAACTTATAAAACTCATTACGAGAATTGTCTTTATCATCTAAAAATGCACCGGACATTCTCGCAGTACGCATTGTAGAATCATGTCTTATACCACGATTCGAACAACATGTATGTGCTGCTTCAATCATAACAGCCACCCCCTTATTCTTTAAACAGACTTCATCAATGTACTTGTGAATTTGCATTGTAAGGTTTTCTTGAACCTGAGGACGGCGGGCAAACCAATCAACAATACGATTAAGCTTACTAAGACCAATAACCTTACCATCCTTAGCAGGTATGTAAGCAACATGAGCAAACCCCATAAAGGGTGCATGATGATGTGAGCAAAGCGAAGTAAGCTTAATATTTGTTTGTGCTACTATCCCATCATACTTATCTACATTATCAAAAGCAGTTACTTTTGGTGGGTTACTATAGCAACCCCATGCAAAGTCTTCTACAAAAGCTTTAGCAACACGATGTGGTGTATTATTACTATTAGGATCGTTTCTCCAATCATACCCTAGAGCATCCATATACGCCTCGTAAGCTTTAGCAGCTTTTTCTATTATTTGCTGTGTTTCTTCTTGTGTATGAGGATGATTGTGATTCGCGAAAGCCAATTTCTTTTTAAACATAATAGCTATTATATGATAAGATATAACGAGATCAACATAAATAATTACGTGAAATTTAGTCAGATAATAGAAGAAAGCCTTCAAAAGACAGCTTTAAAAAGAATAAGAATTAAAGTAGATCCAGCTAAGATAAGCGCAGAACAAGATCTATCTAAAGTAGATGGTTATGAGGGTTATATCCTTGCTGAAGGTGTAGGTAAGCTAAAGATTTTAGTTCTTTCACCAGATATGCCTATAGAAGAAATACCCCTAGAATTTATTGAAGCTATAGCTGAAGACGATAAATTAGAAACTTTTGAAGAATTAAAAAGTTTTATTCTAAGCGAAATGTTAAGATGCGGTACACAAGAGGGTGATCCTATTCTATGTAATGTTGCAAGTTCGAACAATTTAAGTGATATTGAGACATTTTTAAAACAAAAAGGATTTACAGATGAAAACCTATCTAACCTTTATAAATCGTTTATTATGCATGATGGTCCGCTGAACGAAGGTTTAATTAGCAAGCTAGCTCATGGAGCTCGTAGAGCTATCGGTAAGACAGCGGAATTGGCAAAAGGTGCAGTACAAGCACCTTTTAAAGCTGTTGATGCAGCGCATGATGTTGTCATAGGTGGTAATGTAGGTAGAGTTTTAGACCCAGTAATTAGATGGGGGCATAATTACAAATTAAGACCGGATTGGAAGAGAGATCGTTTTCGTGATAGTAAGAGATATGGAAGCGAATGGCAAAAAGTTCGTAGAATTCCAAGTAAAAAAAATAAATAATAACATGCCTGCAAAATCTGAAAAACAAAGAAAATTTTTTGGTGCAGTTATGGGCGCTAAAAAACATCAAAAAGGTGTTAAAGGAGCAGCTAAAAAAGTTGCAAAAAAAATGCCTAAAAAAGAAATTAAAAAATTTCTTAAAAAAGAAAGCTTTGACGACATTGTCAATAAAGTACTAGGTGAGGTTTATAATGTTAAAGCAATTCAAAACAAATCAGCTTCCTGAAAAATTAAAAAAGCTGCAAAAGCCTGGTTATTACATTTACGATAATAGTACTAAAGATGTACATATTTTGCCTACTGGCTTTCCGGCTGTTTTTAAATTAAGAGAAGAAGCAGAAAAGTATCTTACTGAAAATAATATTAACGGAATAATAAAATAAACAGTTGATTTTTTAACTAGTTTTGATTATAATATATAGATATTAGAAAAGAAGATCTATGAAGTATACTAGTACTAAAATTATTGAGTTGGGTAGTTGTGCATTTAGACAATGGAGAGCTGATAGTCATTGTAAGTTTATTCACGGATATAGATTGGTAGCTAAATTCTGGTTTGGTTGCAATACATTGGATGATAAGAATTGGGTTGTAGATTTTGGTGGGTTAAAGGATTTAAAGAAAATACTCGAAAAACAATTTGACCATACATTATGCATTGCGGGAGATGACCCGTTGTTAGAAGGATTTAAATCATTACACGCAGCTCGTGGTTGTGATTTACGAATTATGGAAGATGGGGTGGGTATCGAAAAAACAGCTGAATGGTGCCTTAAAGTTTCAGATACATTTATTCGCGATCTAACTAATGGTAGATGTTGGGTTGAAAAGGTTGAAGTTTGGGAGCATGATAAAAACTCAGCCATTGTTGAAAGCTCTACAATTGTAACTGTACAAGCACCTGGTAATACAGAGTCAACTACTGTACAAGCACCATCTAATGTACCTGAATTAAATAGAGCAAAGCAAGTTTTTGATTTTATGGATGAGGTTAGAGAAGAGACGGGTGTAAATCTTGCGCAGGTTTTGAAGAATCCTCCTATGCAAGGCCCAAAACCGGCACCGGTAGGTAATAAAGTAACTACAGGCTTTTCAAATCTTTTTGGCGGTACAAGCTGGGGTGTTTAATGAATCCTGAAATAAAGCAACAGCTTTATGGTGGAGAGATTTCCGATTATTTTAAAAATAAAGATTTAAAAACAAATAGTCAAGATGGTGATAATATTGCTAGTATATACGATTATTATGTAAAAAATAAAAAATCTTTATTAGATTTGCTTAGACTTGATCCCCGTAAGAACTTTTACGATGAACTTAAGTAATTTACTTCTTACTATATCATCCTCTACGAAATGATTTACATGTATTCCGTTAGTTTTACTTTCGTTGCTATCAAAAGCTTTTAATAAATTTCTAAAATCTGCTTTATGAATATCTGATTGAAAAGAATCACCTATTACAAATAGTTTACAATTTTTACCATATCTTGTCATAATAGTAACTAACTCGCTATGTTCTAAGTTTTGTGCTTCGTCTACAATTACAACACTATTAGTAAATGTTGTTCCTCTCAAAAAGTTAACAGGTACGCACTTAAGGTATTCACTTTCAAACAACATGTTTGTTACTTGTTTGCCAGCTAATTCATCACATTTTTCTACCATTGGAATGCTCCATGGCTTAAATTTATCATCTACTTCACCAGGTAAACTTCCTAGCTTTCTAGCAGCAGATTCTACAATACTTCTAATATATACTATTTCATCAATCTTCTTTTCCTTTAAAAGTGTTAATGCTACATAAGCGGCACAATACGTTTTAGCGGAGCCAGCAGGTCCATCACAAAAGATTATATGCGAATCATCTCTGAACGCAGTCTCTACAAAAGCTTTATGATGATCATTAAAGTGATATTTTTGATTAATTTGAAAATTTAAAAAAATATCAGATTTAATTAGTTTACTATCATCTTTGGCAGCTTTTTTAAGCTGTCTATCTTTCTTAGACATCTATTAATATTTATTCTTGATTAAGTCGTTTTGTCAATTATAATATAAAAAAATGAATTATAAAATTAATGCAGAGTTAAATGAAAAAGAGATGTACAATTTATGGCATGTATTGGGTGAATTTAAAAGAATTACCAGAGATCAGTATTATAGATATGTCGGCACAGAAAAGAAATATTCAGATAGCCCTCATAATAAAGAAATGGTAGATATTGCTGAAAGTTTAATTAAAAAGCTAGTTGATGATTACAAGAAATAATATATACTAACTATATGGAAAATACTATTTTTCTTAGTGACGATAAAATATTTTACACAATAGAGGGGGAAGGCGAGTATGTTGGTCAACCTTCTGTGTTTATGCGACTGTCAATGTGCAATTTGACCTGTAAGGGGTTTGCTTCTGCAGATTCTCCTAATGGATGTGATAGTTTTATTAGCTGGTCTGTTAAAAATAAAATGACTTTTGATGATGTCTTTGAATATATGTCACAAAATAGTTATAATTGCTACTTAAAAGACGGTGCTATCTGGAAGATTACGGGTGGTGAGCCTCTTATTCAGCAGAAAGCTTTACTTGAATTAGTAGACCAATTTATTTTTAGATTTGGTTTTGTACCGAGAATAGATTTTGAAACTAACGCTACTATTTTACCTGATCAGCAATGGTTGGATTGGAAAGCTACATTTACTACTTCACCTAAGCTTTCTAATAATGGAGATCCTATTGAAAAGAGATATAAGCCAGAAGTATTAAAATGGCATGTTAAGAATAATTCTGGGTTTAAATTTGTTATTAACGATGAAAATGATCTTTTAGAAGTGTTTGAAAAGTATATTAGTGAACCATCTATTAAAGTACCTAAAGAGCGTGTATGGTTAATGCCTTGTTGCGGTAGCCGAGCTGAGCATGTTGAAAAAGCTGTATTTGTTGCTGATTTATGCAAGAGACATAATCTTAAATTTAGCCCGAGGCTTCAGCTTGTAATTTGGGATAAAGCTTTAAAAGTATGAATTTTAAAGAATTTGTTAAAGGACCTGAAGAAGAAAAATTAGAAGATTTGGATAAGCTTTCTGTCGAACAATGGATTAATGAGCTTACAGACGGAAAAGGATTAGATAATGACAAAGTGTATATTATTGTTGGAAGCTTTATAAATAAATTAAAAAAATGAGAATAGCAATTTCAGGCACAGCATGTCAAGGTAAGTCTACCTTAGTAAATGATTTTTTAAAAAATTGGCCAAATTATAAAAGATCGGAAGAATCATACCGCAAAGCTTTAAAAAATGATAAATTAAAAATTAATAAGTTTGTAGATCAAGAAAGTCAATGGAAAATTCTTAACTGTCTTATTGATGATATTCAAAAAACTGATAAAACAGATAATATTATTTTTGATAGATGCCCTTTAGACAATTTGGTTTATTCATTATGGGCTGAGGATAAAAAGTCATCTGATATTGATAAGGAATTTATTAATAAATGTATTCCTCTTGTACAAGAAAGCATGAAAGCAATTGATATAATTTTCTTTATACCTATTACAAAGGCGGCTCCGGTAAAGGTTGAACTAAAAGAGAATAGAGAAATAGACGAAACGTTTATTAAAGAAATTGATAATATTTTTAAAGCAATATCTTACAATTTAATGAGTAAAGGTGTTTGCCCTTTTATGGCAAAAGATGATAGGCCTCCGATGATAGAAGTCTTTGGTACTCCAGAAGAACGTGTCGAAATTATAAAGCTATACATTAATAAAGATGGTAGTGTAATAGATAATGATTCTAGTGTGTTAAATCCTGAAAATTTAAACCAGATGGAAACTCTTCTTAGAGCACAAAAGCGTGCACTTTATGATGAACAAGAAGAGCAAAAATTTAAGAATCAAATTATCCGCGGGATTAAATAATAGTATGAAGGCAGACTTTAACAAAAAGTACGAATCATTACTAGAAAATTTTAGAAGTATTCGTACAGTAAAAAGAGAATTTTATCCAAAAAATTTTAAATTATCTGAAGATTTTGTAAAAGCTTTTAAAAACGAATATAAAAGGTTAATTGATGAAGGTCATCATCCTCGTAAAGCTTTAGCTCGTATTAATAAAGCTCTTTTATTTCACGTTCAATAAGTGTAAAGTATTCGGTAGTAAAATGCTGTATTTTGCGGTACCTTAACGCCTGTATTAAGTCTAAAATTAAGATTGCTTCCGTCTTTTGTTAATGTGGTGTTTACTGCGCTATCTTCAGCCGATGCATAAGGTAATCCAGAGATAGGGCTTGTTGTGTTGTTGTAAAGTAGCGGGTTATTACAAAATATTATTACATGCCACATTTTAAGATCAGTATCACCTACATCGGGGTATGTAACGTAAAAATTTGGTATACTTACTGTAGCGTAGGTTTCACCTGCTAAAACTGTAATATAACTATTGTAATCTACTATTCTTTTATAAACAGAATTTTGCCAGCTTGTCATAGCCGGTAGAAATGTACTAGTTAAATTAGTATATTCCGGGGAAGGGGTTGTCTGAACTGCGCTAGTAACAATACCAGCTTCTACAGTAAAAAAATTATAATAACCTTGAACTGCTGTAAACCCCTCTTTACTATTCGCAGAAAATGATGAACCACCTACAACACTAGCTGTAAGTGTTTCAAATTTAGCATTATTTCCAGTTAAGTTGCCTACAATAGTAGCATTACCAGCTGCATCAGTCTTTACAACATTTAAATTAGTAAAGTCTATTGTTTGCGTACCGTTTTCCGTTTGAATAATTAATAAATCACCATCCATAGCTTCTTGCGTTTGCGGAAGGCTGTTTATATTAACGAAATTACTGTTTGTAGTATTAATTGCCATTTATTATATTTATATTAAAATATATAAATCAATGAGTGTAAATAGCAATAAAATTGGTGTTGGTATAGTTACATGTAATAGGCCTAGTTTCTTTATAAAGTCTTTTAGATCAATTCCTAAAGAGTATACATTAGCGGTAGTCAATGATGGTTCAGATTTTGCAGATATTGATAAACTTAAAAAAGAAAAGAATTTTGAATATTTTCATAATAAAGTTAACTTGGGGGTTGGTAAATCAAAAAACATACTTTTAAGATATTTACTTGAAGAAGATTGCGATCATATTTTTATAGTAGAGGATGATATAGTAGTAAAGAATCCCGAAATTTTTAATGAGTATATAAAAGCTAGAAATATTACCGGTATACAGCATTTTAATTTTGGTTATCATGGGCCAGCTAATCGCGGTAATGTTTCGAAAGGTACACCATCACCAAGATATGTCGTGGATTACGGTGCAGTAAAAATAGCTATTAATGCACATAGCGTTGGGGCTTTTTGTTATTATTCTAAAAATGTTTTAAAAGAGGTAGGGTTATTAGATGAGGAATATACTAACGCTTTTGAGCATGTAGATCATGATTATCGGATCTTTAAAGCAGGGTACGGAACGCCTTATTGGAATTTTCCTGATATAGAAAAAAGTTATGAATACCTAGAAGAAGTAGAGTGTTCGGAATATAGCAGTTCAATTAGACCTAGAGCTGATTGGAAACAAAATATTGTTAATGGGGCTAGATTGTTTCAAAACAAGCACGGGTTTCAACCGGCTTGGCAAAACGCAGTGCCTGATACCTCAAAAGATGAGGTGTTAAAAATTCTTAAGAAAATAAGAAAGAAATATGAAAATAAGTCTTCTAATTCCAAGCAGAGAGCGGTTAAATCTTAAATTAACGTTAATCAGTTCCATTATTACTACCGTAAAGGATATTAATAATGTTGAAATCGTATTTGGTATCGATGAGGATGATCCTACCAGAGAAATTACTTACAAAATAGCTGCAGCTATTCCTTGTGTACGTATTGTTGATATTAAAAATAATGGCAAGTTTATTGGTATTAATCGTATATGGAATATACTCGCTAAAAACACAGAAGCTGAAATATTTGGCTACATAGGTGATGATATGATTTTTAAGACGTCTAATTGGGATGAAAAGATCTTAGAAGAATTTAATGCAAACAATTGCCCTAAAGATAATATTAAGCTGGTTCATTGTTATGACGGCCATCGCGAGGTAGATGAGATTTGTGTTAACGCTTTTTTACATAGAAAATATTACGAAACATTAGGATACCTTACAAAAGAAGAGTTTTTAATTAACTGGTCAGATCAATGGATGTATCAAACGTTTAATACTTTTAAACGCGTAAAATATAGAAGAGATATTCATATTCAACATAATCACTGGGTTTATGGTGGTCGTAAGAAAGATAACACTGCAGATAGAATGCTCTCAGATAATCACGACAAAATAAGCGATAAATTATGGTATGATCTAGTAGATGACCGTATAGACGCAGTTAATAGATTAAGTAAATATTTAAATATGAAACCCGATTGGTCAAAAGTAGATACTCGAGGAGGTACTATTGAAAAAGTTAGCTAATTTTACGCCTACCCATACAACAGGTAGAGAAGAGGTTTCAAATTTTTACTCCCAAGACGCTTCATTAGCTTATTTTTTAAATAAACTAAACAAAAGATTTTTTTGTTTTCATAATGTATTAGATAGAGAATATTGCAGAAATGTTGCTTTAAAAATTAAAAAAAATTTAAAAAACGTAGAATTTTTGTTATATAAAGCTGAATCATTTAATTTAGTTTTCACTTCTCATTTGTTAAAATTACAAGAAGAGGGATTTACAGATATTGTTTATTTGCCTGACGATGCTGCATGTGTAACAAAAAATACAAAATTTATAGATGAAGTGTTAGAATTATATAAGAAAAATAAAGATATCACTTTTTTATCATTATGCATTAAATCAGGTGAAATAAATCATAATGCTCAAAAAACCCATCACATCTCAAAAAATTTAATATTGTCTCTATACCCTACATCCGTATTTAGAGATACGAATTTATTAGACATAATTAACAGACCGTATGTAGCTAAGATAAATTTTCTTTTGGAGTTATGCGACAAAACATACTCAGAATTACGCACAAAGAATGAAGGTGATCTTTATTTGCGTAGTCAATTTCTTAAACAAAATTTAGTAAAGATTGCATGTCTTAATAAACGATTATTTAAATGTTTTTATTATAATAGTACTGTTAGAGATACAAGATTAAAAGAACTACATTTAATGCGAAAACTGTTGCAACACAAAAAGCATTTAGTATAATATACGGATGGTATTATATTCGCACTATAGCGATAGTCATAAAGAGCTTTATAATGATTTTTTTCTGCCTACTTTAAGAAAAATCTACAGTAAATCAGATCTTAAGCTTAGAGTACTCTATCACGATCAAACCACGTCAGAGGGGATGTTTATGTCACCGGGCTGGCTAGATACAATGAATTATAAGATATCTGTAATATTAGCCGCTATAGAAGAAAATTGGGGTGATTGGTTTATATTTTCAGATTGTGACGTTCAGTTCTTTTCACCTTTTTTAGAGGATATTACGAATCAAATTAAAGATAAAGATATAGTATGTCAGGAGGACAGAGGTAGTTTATGTGCGGGATTTTTTGCCTGCAAAGCTAATGAAAAGACAAAAACGCTATGGGAAAAAATAAGACTTAATTTTCGAACATTAGTCAATGACCAGGCAGCATTAAATTATTTTAGACCCTATTTAAATAGCGGATTACTTAATAAAGAAAAATACTTTACAGTAGGTAATTTTTTTGAAAACCCTAACGGCACTTTTGTGTGGGACAATTATACAAACATTATTCCGCCAAAAAATATTTTATTACATCACGCAAACTATGTAGAAGGGACAAAAAACAAACTAGCTTTATTAAAAATGATAAAAAATAATCTAAAAAAATGACTTACGATTTTAAAAATTTAAGGGTACCTGCAAGATACCCTACCTATCCACCCTACCACAAAGGGTTATATTTAGAAGAATATTTTTATGAATTTTATCTTAAAAATAAAGCACGCTTTAAACAAACTAGCTTTACACTAATTCCTGTTTTTTGGACAGCCGTTTACAACCAAAATGAAAATCGCCATTTAATTCAACCCTATTTAAATGCTTTACCAGAAGGAAATTATTTTTGCGTATCGCAGCAGGATGATGCAGTAGCAGAAATTTTACCTCAAAACACAATTAGCTTTGAAGCTGGTGGTAATGGAAAAGGCATTCCACTCCCATTAATATGCTCATCATTAGAAGAAAGACCGCTCTTACAAAAAGAATATTTTTGCTCGTTTGTAGGTACATTAACGCATAAAATCAGAAGAAACATTTATGATTTTTTTAAAAATGATAGTGATTTTAAATTGGATGTGTCTGAATGGAGTAGGGTGATATCTAAAGAGCAATTTAATAATTTTATTACAACTACAGCTAAATCAGAATTTACATTATGCCCTAGGGGGTATGGGCCGTCGAGTTTTAGGCTTTATGAGACGTTTCAGTTAAACTCTATTCCAGTATATGTTTACGATAGAGAATGGTTACCTTTTAAACAATACGTTAATTGGAGTGAATTTTGTGTATTAATTGAGCGTAAAGACATAAAAAATATTAAAACAATACTTAAATCTATTTCTTCTGACAAAAAAGAATCTATGCTAAAAACAGGAAAAGAAGTATATAAAAATTATTTTACTCTAGAAAAAATGTCTGAACAAGTTTTAAAAATTCTTGAATCCTACAAATTATAATATATAATGTTTTTATGATTATTGAGCAAAATATATACGACGGTAAACTGTTACATGCAAGATTTGCATATAAATTTTTTAGAGAAAAGACACTCCCTATTGGTAATATTGTTGCATTTAGAGCTCCGATGAAGGTTGAGCTTGAAGGTATGATAGATAGTGAAGATGTTCTTAATAATGATTACATTTATAGTGATGACGCTATTAACTTTTTATGGGAAATACCTATGTTAGATCCTTTTGGTGCAGTGGCGTGGCAAAGGCTATTTAATACACAAATTGCTAATATTCTTAGTACTCAATATTTAAAGGCGCCTATTGAGGTTGATGGTGATGATCTTATTGTGCATAAGGAACACTCACAAGGCGGTATTACACAGCCTAAGGGAAAGTGTAGCGTAAGCATTACATATTCTAAAAATAATGTCGCGTTAGGCCATACGGGTATTAATATTACCGCAGGTAAAAAAGCTCCTGCGTTTGCTTTTTCAACAAATTTGACAAATGAGCAAGCAACCCAATTTATGAGCGATGTAATAAAGTTATTTTATGAATTGAACGATGATATCTTTATTGCTACATCAAAGGTTATTAGTTAATGACCATTTTTGACGTCATTAAAGATATTTTATTTACAAAAAAACAAACTTGTTTTAATACGGTAGACGAAGAAGGAGACTTTATTCCTTTTCTTGTAAACCGCTGGCTAAGTATGTATTCCTCTCAGGTGGCGTTGACATCAAATATAATTAACAAATACCTAGGCGTTTTTGACAATAAAAAAGATTTATATTCTTTGTTTATGGCTTTGTTTCCTAAAGTACCTGCAAAGAAGATAAATTATATTAAAAAAATAAAAGAAAATAAAGACGACAAAGAACTTGACACTGTTTCTCTTATAGCTAAAAACAAAGAACTTTCACAAAGAGAAATACTCGATTATATCTCTAAGTTGAACTATCTTAAGAAGTAATTAAATCTATTTAACATGTCAGCCAATATAGATTTATTACCGGTACATAAAAGTTTAATTGATTTATCTGAACTACCTAAGAATTCGTTTAATTCTGTTTTTTATGGTTATAATCTTAATGCAGTTTTAGATGATGTTTTACTAGTTAAATATGTAGATGAAACAGAAGATGGGTCTTCTATTGTACGAAATGGAATTGTTATTCCGATTAATGCAGATACAAAAGCGTGGCGTATTGGTGAAGTAATACTTTGTGGACCAACTGCAAAGTATGTTAAGAAAGGAGATCATGTTTGTTTCCCTAATAATCTCGGTGTACCAGTTGCAAACTTAGATATTGACGGTTATGGAAATTTAAAGAAAGGTCTCTTTTTAAACGAGCAAAGAATATTTGGAATATGCTCAATAAGAAACGATAATGAAAGTGTCGCTTCCCACGTTAAAAAACATCCTGCTAAGCAACGTAGCTGAGATCAAGTTTGTGCGTAAGCGCCCTAAGCTTGGATCTGCACCTACCCGCAGAATGCTTTGTACAAATAATTTAAAGCTTCTTATGAGCCCTGAGGGGCGTTTAGCATTAAACTACCGTAGAGCTATTAATCAACCTAAATTTAACCCTACAGCTAGTAATGTTCTTATTACTTGGGATATTTTTATGCAGGATTACAGATGTATTAATATGGCTGCGTGTAATTTAATTCAAGCTATTCCCGCTAATGAAAGTTTTTGGAAATTTTTTAATGAAAGGTTAGCGCTACTTTCACCTAACGATAAATTGAGGTTTATGAACGCATGACATCAGCAGAATTAATTGAAAAGGCAGTTAGCAAATTACTGCAAAAAAATATAGGATTTTACCTTGAGTCTAAACTTATTAAAAAAGGTAAACTTATTTTATTTTGTATAAAAGATTTTTTCTGTATTTTTACTATTGTTTCGGAAGAAAAAAAGAATAAAAAAATTATTTACGAAATACCATATCCCTTTTCTTTTACGACAAAAGATGATAATTTACTTTTTGATTATACAGTAGATTCATTTTGTAGGTATAATGGCGAGCTTTACGAGAAATACAAAAAAATTAATATTGGAAAGCCGTCAAAATTGTTTAATAAAAAAGTATTTGTAAAGCCAATTTAATATACTATAATATAGTTTGTGTTTAGTAGATATTTAAATCATTTTCCAAAAGAATATGAACCGAGCACACAGCAAGCAAAGCTTATTAAAAATATAGAGCGTGCTTTTAATAGTGGTAAAAAATTTGTCATTTGTTGTGCACCTACCGGTACAGGTAAAAGTTTTTTAGCTAAAACATTGTCCGGTATAAGTTCTGGTCCTTCACATAAATTTGCAGAGAACATCTACACATATGCCGCATACAAACAAGATTATTTTGGCAATTACATAAATGAAGTAGACTGTTTATCAGAGCCACCATTTGGGACTTTTGCATTAACTATAACAAAATCACTTCAGGACCAATATTTAAAACTTTTTCCCGATACAGATATATTAAAAGGTAAATCTAATTACGTATGCGATGTTGATCAAAATTTTGACGTAGAAACAGCTCCCTGTGTATTGGTTTCAAAAATAAGAGATGAGTGTTGGGAAAAAAATCGCTGTCCTTATTACAATTCCAGAAATAATGCTGTATTGTCAAAATTTGCGGTACTAAATTATAAAATGTTTTTAGCTTTACCGAGCCATGTAAAAAGAAAAAACTTTATTATTTGTGACGAAGCATCAGAATTAGAAGATGAGCTAATTAAACAATTTTCTGCAGAAGTAAATTATGACAGGTTAAAAGCGTATAATATAACTCACAAACTTCTTTTACATGAGGATAGAGATAAAATTCGTGCATGGATATATGATTTAATCTTTAATGTAAGTGAACAAATAAACTCATTAATAAATCGTGTTAACAAAAAACAAAGAACACTTTCTCAACCAGAAAAGATAAAATTACAATATTTAAAGAATCTTCATAATTCGCTTTCTACTGTTGATGGTTTATGGAAAGATTGCGAATTTGTAATAGACAAAGATTCAAAGAAAGTTACATTTACACCTCTACGTGCTAATAAACTAACAAAATTTGTTTTTGATTATGCAGATAATATCTTGCTTATGTCGGCTACGATTATTGATCATAAAAATTTTGCTAAAACTTTAGGAATTACTGATTATGAGTACGTAGAAGGTGAGAGTGGGTTTGATCCTGCAAAATCACCCATTTACGTATCATCAAAAAATAAACTTAATTATAAAAATTTAACCAATACATTACCTTTAATATGTGATCAGATTAAAACTATTATTGAGCACCATAAAACTGAAAAAGGTATTATACATACTCACTCGCGTGATATAACTAATTTTATTCAAAATAAATTATCAAATAATAAACGATTTTTGTTTCGAAATGATTTAGCAAATAATGAAGATATTTTAAAAGAACACTATGAGACAGATTTTCCTACCATACTCGTTTCACCTTCCCTTGCATTTGGTGTAGATCTAAAAGATCATTTAGCTCGATTTCAAATTATTATTAAACTACCTTTTCCACCGCTATCATCAAAGCATATTAAAAAATTGTTTGATGAAGATAAGAATTGGTATGAAAATAAAATGTTAAACGCATTAGTACAAGCATGTGGAAGAGCTACAAGAAGTAAGCAAGATTTTTCTACCACGTACATTTTAGATGGAAACATCGTTAGTACATTAAAAAGGTCTAAAGATAAACTTCCTAAATATTTTATAGATAGAATAGTTTAATAAATAATACTGTGAGAAAAGAGACTTATCATTTTGAAATAAAAGATTTAATAACGCAGTTTACAGCTGCGTTTGATGATATTATTATTAAAAGATATGATAAGAACAGAGTATCACAAAACAAAGTACAAGTTAGATATGTATACGCACCAAAGCAAAGAGTTTTGTATGATTTGGTCAATAAAGCTCAAAACATAACTGTTCCTGCAGTTGCTATTAACATTACAAGCGTAGCTAGAGATGAATCTCGAGTTTTTAATAAACTAGCAGGTTTTTATATTTCTAAGGGTCTTTCTGACAACGATGCTAGAAATGTATCACAATTTTATAGAACACCTATTCCTGTTAATATTGGCATAGCTATGTCTATAATTACCAAGTTTCAAACGGATATGGATCAAATAATATCTAATTTTGTTCCTTACAGCAATCCTTATATAATTCTATCTTGGAAAATACCGCTCGGTCTATTAAACCCTAACTATACCGCTTTACAAGAAATAAGAAGTGAAGTATTATGGGACGGAAATATTAATCTATCGTATCCTGTTGAATTACAAGCAAATGAAAAGTATAGAATAGTAGGTGATACAGGATTCGTTATTAAAGGATGGTTATTCCCTGCTGTAGAAGCTCCTGTTGGCAATATTTATCAGATAGATGCCAATTTTCATACTGAAGCAAACATTACAACATATGACGATTTATCTTCGACTATAGTATATCCTATAAGCACAGGATTAGTCAATGAAACAGAAGTAGTGTCCATATCAGGTAACCCCACATTTACTGGGAGTAACTATATCTATTAATTTTGCTATTTATAGTTTAAGTTTTATTTTTTTTAATAAATAATTAGGTTATATGCCCGAACAAGATCCAAATAGAGAGAGTACGTTTGGTAGAGATTTAATGAAATTTATTTCATCTAAATTACCATACCAATCTATTGGAATTGAAGATAAAATTAATAAACTTAATCCAAAATACGAGGAATTTTTTGATAAAGGTACACACAGAGAAGAAGCCTTATCAAGACAATCGATTTCATCATCCTTATTGTTTACTGACGATCTTTATGCAAATGTAATTCAAAATAAAGATTATCATAACTTTATGTATGCTAACATTCAGCCCGATAAGGGCAGAAGGTTAATGGACTATAGAGTAATGGCTGCATTTTCAGAAGTATCAGACGCACTAGATGAAATTTGTGATGAATTTATTAACAAAGACGATAATAATGAGATTGTTAAATTAAAATTTAAAGAATCAAATCTATCGGAAGAACAAAAAGAAAAGCTTAAAAAAGAATTTCAAAAGTATATTAATTTCTTTGATTTAGAAAATAAAGGCTGGGAATATTTAAGACAATTGTTAGTTGATGCAGAGCTTTATTGGGAGCATATTATACATAAAAAATATCCTGAGGAAGGAATTTTAGGTGTAGTAACTATACCTACAGATATAATCGATCCAATTTTTGAGAATGTACAAAATCAAATTGTAAGGGGCTATTTACTAAGAAAGAATGTTTACGATCCTAAGACCCCGGGTAAGGTTGTTAAAATAGAAATGATTCCGATGGACACAAATCAAGTAACATATATTAATTCTGGTATATGGAATGAAAATAAAACTTTAAGATTACCCTTTATTGAAAATGCTAGGAGAGCTTACCGTCAATTATCTCTTATTGAAGACGCTATTGTAATTTATAGATTAGTTAGAGCCCCTGAGCGTCTAGTTTTTAACGTTGATGTTGGTAATATGTCACCGCCTAAAGCTGAAGCATATCTTAGAAAATTAATGAACAATTATTGGTCACGCCGTACATATGACGACAGTCAAGCCGCTACAGTACAAAAGTTTAACCCTCAAAGCATGTTAGATAGCTTTTGGTTTGCAAAGCGTGCTGGGTCAGAAGGTACTACTGTAGATCAGCTTCAAGGTGGAGCAAATCTTGGCGAGTTAACTGACTTAATGTATTTCGTTAAAAAGCTTTATAAGGCTTTAAAGGTACCTACAACAAGACTTGACGAAAATGATGCTTTTAGAGACGGTACCGATATTCTTAGAGAAGAACTAAAATTTGCACGTTTTATTATTAGACTACAGCAAAAATTTGCATGCGGTCTTAAGAATGGGTTTATTACACACCTTAAGCTTAAAAAGATTTGGGAAGATATGCATCTTAAAGAGCAACATTTAGATTTGCATTTTAATGTACCTACAAACTTTTACGAGTTAAGAGAAAATCAAAAGTTTCAAATTAAAGCAGAGAACTTTAATAGTATTACTCAAAGCGATCTTGTTTCTAAGACTTTTGCACAAAAGAAATATCTAGGTTGGTCTGATTCTGATTTAATGGCTAATAGAGAGTTTTTAAGAAAAGATAGAGAAATGCTTTGGGAATTAGATCAAATTACTAATAACGGTCCTAACTGGCGTGAAGTAGGCGCTGTAACTCCAGGTGAAACTGGTGCTGAACCCGCTGCAGGCGCTGGTGGTGGTGGCGGATCAGCTATACCCCCTGCATTTGGACCTGCTCCAGGCGGTGCTGGCGGTGAAGCTGGGGGTGCAGAAGCTGGTGGAGCAGCAGGCGGAGCCGCTCCTGCAGCTGGTGGAGGAGCCCCTGCAGGCAGCGCAGCTCCAACACAGTAATGCATAAATACCTATATGGATTGTACAGAAATAACACCGATTACAGCGTTTCAGAGTACTAATCTTAATAGTAAAATAGATTCATTTAAAAGATTAGGAGATAGAATTGTTCGCTCTATGGGAGCGCCACTTTTAAATCTAGAAATACATCATGATCAATTATTTGAAAATATTTCAATAGCATGTGAAATGTTCGCAAAATATGCTGGTTATACAGAAGAGTATTTAGTATTTGATTCCGACCTCTATATAGATGGTAAAGGCGTTAAGCTAGACGAATTATTCAGCATCACACCTAATTTTAATAAAACCAATATACCATCTAAAACAGTTTATGTAGCTAATTCTTCATTACCCGCAACTGCATTTTCTACATCTCAAGCACTTTCATCAACCTATAAAGATGGTATTTTTCAAAATCAAATTTTAACTGAAACAAATTATCTTAGTGTAATAAACTTCAATGGTGTTTTAGCACAATATTTTGCTCCTTCTTCTAATAGTACTCAAAAAATAGTTAATAGCTTTGATTATGATATTATGGACTATAGAAAAGTTATAGATGTAATCGATTTTGAAGAAGGTTCGTCTACAGGTGTTAATACTCTCTTTACTATTGAGCAAACATTAGCGCAGCAAACATATTTTAGTTACGCTATGGGTAATTATGGATTTGACTTAATAAGTTGGTATGTTTTAAAAGACTGGCTAAAAGTAAGAGAAAAATTACTCGCAACCAGAAGATATATTACCTTTGATGACCGCACGCAATATATGAATTTTTATCCACCTCCTCGTACTCCAGGTTCGGGATCAAAATTTTATGGTGTAGTTTCTTGTTATGTAGAAAGACCTTTACGTGATTTAATTAAAGAGCCTTGGGTCTATCAATACGCTCTCGCATTGTGTAAAATCGCAATAGGTAATGTTAGAGGAAAATACACAGGTACAACAATGTTTGGAGGTGGTCAAATTAATTTTAATGATTTACTTTCACAAGGACTAGAAGAAAAGAAAGCGCTAGAAGAGAAGCTTTTTCAAGGCGGCTCTACAGGCTTTGGAGACGGTGCGCCGCCTCAATTCTTTGTTGGCTAATGATTCCTTTAAATAAATCAGATAAATTTAGACAGGGTATCTTTAAACCCAAAAATACAGCAAAGTATGTAGGCAGAGGTACACCTATTTACAGATCTGGATGGGAGCTAAAATTTTTTAGATGGTGTGACGATAATCCTAAAATTGTAGAATGGGCCAGTGAATCAATAATAATACCATACGTCAACCCGGTCGATGGCAAAGTACATAGATATTTTACAGACGGGGTAATAGCTTTAAATGATAATGGAACAATTAAAAAATTTGTAGTTGAAATAAAACCTAGTACTCAAGTTCAAAAACCGGTTGCAGGTAAGAAAAAACACTCTACACTAGTATATGAAAGCGCTAGATATGTACAAAATCAAGCCAAATGGGCAGCAGCAAAAAAATGGTGTGAGCAAAGGAACTATTCTTTTCTTATCTTGACTGAAAAAGAACTGGGTATAAGTAGGTAGATGAAGCTAAGCTTGGATATCCTTAATAATGTTGATCTTAAAACATTGGAACCTTATGCAATAGGACCAGGTGATGTTGAGTTTTTATCACCTGCAGGGCATAGTCACTATCCTCTACTCGCTTACATTTCAGAATCTTATAACAATTGTAAATTTATAGATATTGGTACACACTATGGGTGGAGCGCATTATGTTTATCTAAAAATAAAACTAATAAAGTTATTACCTACGATTTAAACGATCTTATTTCTGAGCTTAAAAAGACAAATAAAACTCAAAGTGATTCAATATTTGATTTAAAAAATATAACATTTAAGAAAAAAAATTTTTTAGACGACTTAGACGAACTTAAAAATACTAAATTAATATTTTTAGATATTGACCCACATGATGGATTACAGGAGTTTATTATATTCAAGGCTCTTAAGCAGGCTAATTTTGACGGTGTGCTTATGGTAGATGATATATGGCTCAACGAAGGTATGAGAAGTTTTTGGAATGATATAGATTTACCTAAAGAAAATATAACACAATTTGGTCATTATACGGGTACAGGATTAGTTTATTTTAATAGGAAATCTTAATAGCTTTGAATATAAATAATAATATGGCGCTTAGTCTATTAGTCGAAACACCTGCACCTCAGGAACAATTTGAATATATTCTAGAGGAAAAAAATCCTAAAGAGCCAGCTCGTCTTTTTATTAAAGGCCCTTATATGGTTTGTAATGAAGTAAATAAAAACCAACGTATTTATGAACGCGATGACATGCAACGCGAAGTAGGTAGATATATTAAAGAAATGGTAAGAACACAGAGAGCTATGGGAGAGTTAAATCACCCTACTTCTGCAGAAGTTAATTTAGAGCGCGCCTGCCATATGGTAACGGATTTAAAGTTTGAAGGTAATCATGTAATGGGTAAATCGCAAGTGCTATCTACTCCTATGGGTCAGATTGTACGTTCTCTTATCAACGATGGAGTTAAAGTTGGAATGTCTAGCAGAGCTTTAGGTAAGCTCAATGAAGATGCTGGTGGTGTTAATAGAGTCACAGACATGCGCCTTATTGCTATAGATTGCGTAGCTGATCCATCGTGCCCATCTGCTTTTGTAAATGGTATTCTAGAAAGCAAACAGTTTGTATTAAACCAAAACGGTAAGCTAGAGGAAATTTATACTAATTTTGAAAATTCATTAAAGAATCTACCGGTAAAGCATTTACAATCATACCTTAAGGAGCAAATTGTTAGCTTCTTTAATTTTCTTAAAACTGCATAAATATATGAAGAAGAAGATAAATAATAATATGGCCAAAAAATCAGCTAAAAAGAAGATTACAGAAGGCAGTGAGATAGTTAACTTTTTAACAGCTATTTCTCAAAAAAACTATTCTGAGGCCAATAAATATTTACAGAACGTTATCGATTTAAAGTTAAAACAAAAAATCGGTGCCGCTCAAAACGAAAAATTATTTTAATATGGAACCAAATCTAACTAACGCGTTGAAAGAAGCTGCTAAGGATATCCTAACTGAAGATGTTCTTAAAGAAATTGAAACAGCTTTTGAAACTTCAGTAAATGAAAAAGTTAAATTGCATGTCGAAAAGGCTCTTAACGAACAAGATGCCGATTACGCTTCTAAGTTAGAAAAACTCATTGAAGCTATCGATACAGATCATACAGCTAAGCTTAAGAAAGTTGTTGAAGCTATTGATACCGATAGAGCTAATAAACTAAAAACTGTTATTGAAAAATATGAAGCAGCTCTTAATAAAGAAGCTGGTGAATTTAAATCTTCCATCGTAGAGCATGTTAGCAAATATCTTGACCTTTATCTAGAGGAAAAGGTACCTACTACTAGCATTATGGAAGCAGTAAAGAATAAGAAAGCTTATAATTTACTTGAAGATCTACGTAAGACACTATCAATTGATCTCGCTCTTGCTAATGATAGCATTCGCGATGCAGTAGTTGATGGTAAGTCTAAAATTGATGAAGCTGCCAAGCAGCTTGAAGCCGCTCAAAAGCAGGTTACAAAATTAGTTGAAGAGAATAAAAAGCTCAATGCTCAGCTAGTTCTAGAAAAGAAAGTATCTAATTTAGATGACGAAAGAAAGTCATACATGAAGAAGATGCTCGGTAATAGAACAGCTGAATTTATCATGGAGAATTATGATTATACTCTCAAGCTATTTGAACAATCTGAAGAGGAGAGGCTCAAGAATCTAAAATCTGAAGCAATTACAGAAACTGTTACATCTAATGTTGACAGACCTGTTGTTGAAGAAGCTTCATCAACCCCCGCTCAAGATGCAAATGATCCGTCATTTAACGCATACATGAGTGAGTTGAAGAAGTATTAATTTTTTTTCGATTTTTGTTGAGTGGTCTAACCACTGAATAGTTTATTAATTAAAGGTCGACATCACATTAAAGGAAAAAAACTTAACATGTCAAAACAAATTCGTCCTACACAGGCTTACATCGATGAGTCACGCGCAAGAGTATTGCTCGAAAAGTGGGGTCCAGTATTGGATTACACATCGAACAATGTTCGCGCTATCGAAGATGACCACACTCGTTTAAACACCGCCATTCTTTTGGAAAACCAAGAGAAGTGGTGTTTCGAAGCTAGCAATATTGCTGGAGGTTCAAGCTCTGTTTTCAATGCCACAGGCGTTGGTTCGCCCAATGTCGGTGCTTATGGAAATCAGTTCCCCTCACAGAATGATAATGCTTACGCTCCTAACGACACACGTCTACCCAAGATTCTCATTCCGATGATCCGCCGTACGTTCCCTGAGTTGATCACTAACGAAATCGTTGGTGTTCAGCCCATGAGCGGTCCCGTAGGTCTTGCTTTTGCCCTCCGTTATAGATACGAAGGCACATCGCTTGGTTCAACCAATGATAAAGGTTCTGACGGCTCTCTAGCCGCTGGTACCCCCGCTGGTGGTCCTCAGGCTCAGTCTTCAGGCGCAGAACTCGGTTATCAGTATTTGGATACTCGTTACACAGGTACATCATCAGATGCACTAGTTGGTAACGCTTCATTCGCAATACCTGAACAAGACCGAGGCGTTGCTCAGCTCTTAGCTAACTTCGAGTTATCTTCTAAGATCCCTCAGGTAGTTGTATCCTTCGAGAAGACAGCTGTTGAAGCTGGTACTCGTAGGCTCGCTGCTCGTTGGTCAGTAGAACTCGAACAGGATCTTAAGAACATGAACGGAATCGATATCGACACCGAACTCACCAATGCTATGTCATATGAGTTGCAGGCCGAAATCGACCGTGAAATGATCATCCGAATGATCCAGACAGCCCTTAATGCTGGACTTGGCACAGGCTTCTCAGTCTGGTCGCCCGCTTCAGCAGACGGTCGCTGGCTCGTAGAGCGCAACCGCGACTTCTATCAGAGACTAATTGTTGAGGCTAACAGAATTGCTGTTCGTAATCGCCGTGGTGCTGCCAACTTTATCGTTGCTACACCTCGCGTTTGCGCCATCCTGGAAATGCTCCCTGAGTTTCAGTGGGTACCAGTCCAGGGCAACGTTAACACTCAGCCAGTTGGTGTCGCAAAAGTAGGCTCAATTGGTGGCCGTTTCAACGTTTACCGTGACACACGTACAGAGGCTCAGTACGAAGCTAACGCCGGAGGAAACTACGGCGGTTCAGGTGGGTTCCCCGCCGGAACAACTCGTACATCTCGCCTCGAATACGCTCTCCTTGGTTACAAGGGTCCGGAATTCTACGACACTGGTATCATCTATTGTCCGTATATTCCGGTAATGGTCCAGAGAACAATTGGTCCTAATGATTTTGCTCCTCGTGTTGGTCTATTAACTCGTTATGGAGTTGTAGATAACATCTTTGGTGCTAATCTTTACTACCACGTTATTATCTTGACCGGTCTCGGTGTTGCGTTTACGCCTGGCACTCAATCGGTCTACTTCTAAAAATAGAAGTAGGAGATTAAAAGAAAGTCATTTTCACCTAGTAAGTCCTAGGATCTTTAAAAAAGGGCATCTTGCGGTGCCCTTTTTTTTTGGTTTTACATAAAAAAAACGACTTTACAGAATAAATATTTGTATGAGTGAAAAAGGTATAGATAAAGTTCGTAAAAGCATAGATGAATACAAGCCTACTGAAGAAAAGAAGGACGATAAAGAATGAGTATCTATACACCTTGGTACATAACTAAAACTTCTGATGAGTATTTTAATAGCAATCCTTTTAATTCATACCCTGTACATTCTCAGTATTTGGTTAAGTTAAATGGTTTAGAAGAAGTTGTATCTTTATTTACAATGGATGCTCAATATGGTGAAGTAGGTTACATAGGTAATAATGATTTTTATATTTGGGGATATCCTCTTGATGGTAGTGGAGAATGGTATGTTGGGCAAGATGGTGACCCTCTAAATGGCGGATTAGCATTATACGGTAATAATAGATGGGCACCTCCCACTAAGCAGTTAGGCCTTTCAGGTAGCTGGGAACCTGAATGGGGTAATTTTATAGACCCATCTACTCTAGAAATTACCCCATACGTTGACGTAAATGACGAAATGATACCTTTAGAAGGTGGCTGGTGGGAAGAAAATACCAGCGTTTGGTATGAACAGCAAAGACGTAATCGTCAAAACGACTAATTATTGTCTTACTGTCTTAGTAAAGTACTTTGTCTCGTCAATAAGAGCGTTATCTAATAAGCTATAATTACTAGCGCGCGTTGGATTAATATCAATACCACCACGTCGTACATACAAGCAGCTTACAATAAGCTCTTCTGGATTAAACAATTTAAATAAACGCATGTAAATTGTCTCACAAATTTCTTCATGAAAATGACATTCATCTCTAAAAGAGACAATATATTGCAAAAGAGATGTAGGGTTAAGTTCGTATTTACCCTTATAATGAATATAAACGTCACCCCAATCAGGTTGTGAAGTTACCCTACAGTTACTCTTTAATAAAGCGGAATGAAATTTTTGTACTCTCGATTCAGAAATTTCTATACCGCTTAATAATTTTGGATTTTCTGTATACGAAGGTGCGTGAATATAAGTTACATCAATATTATTTTCTAATGTCGGATAATCTTTATTATTAAAAACTGGTGGGTAATATAAATCATCACTTACAGCTTTTGTTAACCTAACATACACTTTTACATCTGTTTCAAGTAGGTTAGAAAGATCCTTCGCTATTGTAGTTTGAAGATCGTTTAAAACCTTAATAATATTACCGTTAAACTTTTGCATATTAAAAGAATTCATATAGAGTTTAATTGACTTTGATTCAACAATATATTTGTTCTTACATGGATATACTATTTTAGCAATCGCTGCAATAGGCATACCTTCTGAGGTCAAACAAGATACTTCATATGCATTCCAAATATCATATCCACTAAACGGTGCGCTTTCATCAGTAATACCTAAATGCTTACGGTTATTAATTCTTGGCTCGCGTACCAATAGGGTAGGGTCGTATGTTGACTTATACCCGGTTACTTTGCCTAAATGTTTTGAAATATTGCTATTATCTAATTCCGTATTCATGTAGTTTAATTTTAATCTGTTCCATTCGATCTTCAACTGTTCCTTTTAAAATTGTTACCCTATCTTTCCACTGAAATTGATTAAGATAATAATTTTCATATTTTTCAATTATAGCATTTCTAAATTCTACACTAGTACTTCTTTCCCCATCATCCTGTAACTGTACATCGTGCGGACTAGGATAAAAAATAATGTCATATTTTTCATGAAATTTATGCCAATACTGCAAAGCTTGCATCACAACATGTTGACTAACTAATTTCTTATCATAAAAATATTCTGTATATACTAAACCGTCTAATAAACATCTATCATGAACAACACCTTGACATCTATCCCATAACAATTCTTTTTTAAATTTAAACAGATTCTCTAGTTCCTTGTTAATAATTAACAGCTGAGTTATATCATTTGCACCTGATTCATTAATATCTACATAACACTCTCTTTTAACTAATCTAGTGACCTCGTCAACATACCAAAACTTATCAATTATACCTTTCTCTGTCTTCATTCTTTTTAGTAATGTAGTTTTGCCTGAACACTGCGGACCTGTAAAAGTTATATTCATTTTTTAGCTAATTCATCTAATTCTAAATTAAAAAGCAAATTTTTCAAGACATATACTTCATGTTTTAGTATTTCATTCTCTTCTTTAAGACGACGCAACTCATCATTTTTATTACGAAATATATTCAAAAGCGACATTATTTGCACCACTTCTTTCTTTTTACTACTTCAGCTATAATACAGTATACAGCTGTATCACTAAAAGCATCAAAAATAGATTCATTTGCAGCTTCAAATGACTTTTTACGTAGTACCATATTAATTAAACGCTGAATTTTATCGTTTAATCTCACCACTATAGCAGATATTGAAGCAATAATATCTTCTTTTTTATGTAAATCTGAGCCCAGGCTTATGTTATGGGGACCGTAATCAAATTGCTTTTTACAAAAAGTCTCATAATGCTCTCTTTGTATTTTTTTAAACTCTTCACACGTTTCAGGATACGTGGCTTCTACGCTTTTAATATAATCTTCGGGGTTCATTTATCGAGTATTTTATATGCTGTAAAGAAGCTTTTCCAGAGATCTAAAGCAACATTTCTTAAAGAATCATAAACTTCATTTAAAGTTTTATTTTCTATTGATATTCCTTGACTCATTAAAATTTCACCCTCATCAACATCAGGAATTACCCTATGTATAACACACCCAGCGAGTTTATAACCTTCTCTAAATGCTCTTTCTTGAGGGTTAAACCCTTTCAATGAAGGGTATTTGTCAATTAAACCAGGATGTAAATTGTATATCTCGTATTTTTCGCAAACCACTTTTGGTATTATTCTTAAATAACCGTGAAGAGTTATAACAGGATTGTCAAAAGACGATAGTGTATTTAAATAGTCATCAATCGACGGTTTAGCTGGTAATATATGCCAAAAAGTTTGATTTAATTTATGCTCGCGAAATGACGTCGTATTAACCAAATCTTTATTAACATTTGTCATGTTCTGTTTATTAGTTACAATACCATGAGGGTATTTACCTAGCGCCTGACACAAGGCAGCTATCTCTGTTCCAGTTTGTGAAAAAAATGTGATCCAAGGTCTCATCTACGAAGAATCTTCTTAAACATTGTAGTATTATATTTTACAAGTTCAAGCTGATCTTCTGTAAATTCATGTGCAATTAAATCAGCAAGTTTTGTTGATGGTTTAGTATCTAAGCCATAATCTGCGTCGTACTTTAATCCATGAATAGCGGCAACAATTGGATTGCTAGTATCGCAAGAAACAATATTGTAAATGTTTCTATCGACATAATATCTAAATTCTTTTGCAAGCGAGCATCCTAGTAAGTGATGCGGCTTATCCCACCTCCATATATTATTATTTATTAAATCGGTAATAAAACGTTGACGACCTGAACACCAGCGCTCAAGATGATGCCATCCCTGACCTGTAATCTGGTAATAACTAAAATCAAAGCTAATAGCTATCATATCTGCATTGTCAGCCATAAATTTGTAACACTCTTTTAACTCTTGCCAATTTTTACCCTGAACAGCGCCTATCGCTTTAGTTAAAAATGTATTTTTAATATCCATGTTATAATTTTGAAATTCTTTAAAACTATCAACAGTACCGTAATAATCTTCTAATACATCCGGTACAATATACATATTGGGTTGTAATTCTTTTACTTTTTTCCAAAATTCATGCTTATCAAATGCTTTACCTAGTTCAAAAATAGAATTATCTAATAAAAGCTCTCTATCCCAAACAGATCTAGATTTAGTGTAAAAGTTTCTATACCCTTCATTTTGATCTAATAAGTGAACCAGACAGTAGTCAAAATCATTATATTGCTTAGAATAATCTAATAGAGATATAGGCGTTTCGTGTGAAACTTTCATTAGCATAACTTTATTATAAATGTAAATATAGATATATCAACGTATGAGTTATCCCAAGTATTTTGGCAATTATCTAGGTATCGTTATTCAAAACAATGATCCTCAAAAGCGCGGACGAGTTAAGGTATTTGTTCCACATATATCCCCTAATGTTTATCAAAAATGGGTTAATAATAAAGTTGATAAAAAATTTAAATTTATTGGTACAAACATTAATAGTGATCTTAATGTTATTGTAGATGATCTTAAAAAGATATTACCTTGGTCAGAAATATCAATTCCTTTAGCGGGTGAAAATAGTAGCGGTAGATATAACGCATTTAAAAATGTAGGTACAATAAGCGATAGCGGCAATCTTTCAACTACATATTCAAATCTAACATCTGATGAAGTTGATTTTTCTAAATTAACTCAATATAGTCAAAATAAAGATAATATAGGAGAAAAGCCAGGCAACATATATGATATTTCTTATTTTAAATTAAAAGATGCTTTTAGTAATCCTGAAGAAACAAACGTTAATAACGTTAACAAATTTAGCTATAATTATACACCAGAATGTTATAGTAATAGTGCTAGAGGTGCATTTCCAATTATAGCTGTAGGATCTCACGTATGGGTATTCTTTAATAACGGCGACCCCACAAAACCTGTTGTGTTTGGTACTACGTTTGGTTCAGAAGATTGGAATAGCATTAATAATGCGCTATCCGGTTCAAGTCAAGATTATCCTGGTATATACGAAAATACACCTGCAGCAAATCAAGAATATGACATTAATGTTGAAACTTATAGAAACAAATATGTTATAAATCAAAAAGGCGGTACACTCGCTTTTATTAATACAGACAACCGAGAAGCGCTAAAACTTACTCATTATTCTGGTTCATTTAAAGAGTTTAATAATTCTACAAACATAGAATTTGCATCAAATAATAATCAAATATTAATTTTAGGAGATGAATTTTCAACAGTTAGAGGATCAAGAAATCAATTTACTCAGTTAGATTTTGATAGCGTAACACAAGGCGATGTTTATCGCAAAGTAGGCAATTTAAAATTAAATTTATTTGAAGAATGGAAAGCTGAACTTGATGAAATAGCTGATCTAAAGCAATTGTTTGATATTAAAAGAGCTAAAAAATATACATCTATTAACGGCTTAAAATTAACTTCAAGCAAACAAACACAAGCTAATGGTACTTTTGATGCTTGTCCGGTTTGTAGTAAGGACACTAATACGTACTTTAATTTAAACAACTCTTACAGCGACTCGTTTGTTAACTATGTTGTAGGCTCAATAGCAAATAGTAGTGGTGATTTTATCTTTAGTACTAATACAAGCATTAAAGGACAAGGAAAGCCAACTGTAAAATATTTAGGTATGCTTGGTAAGGTACAGCAAGTTACACCATCATCTGGAGTATTGGGGGCATCTGTGGATGGTTCTTCACCAAAACTTATAGGACCAGGATACATAATGGGATTGCCTTGCCCGGTATGTAATCCTGGCGATTCTAATAAAGGTAAAACGCAATTATTAGGTAAGAGCACAAGCTCACAGGGCGGTACTTGGGATTTAGATCCTTTAAAAGATAATATAAGTAAACTATATGTACAAAAAATAGAAAAATTAGCTAATTTAGAAAAGCAAATGGGTATAGGTGGCAGTGAGATTATAGAAATTACTAAACATAAAATTGAAACAATAGGATTAGTAATGAATGACTACCCTTCAATTAGAGTAGATACAAAAGGTAAGATGTATATATCTGAAGTTAAAGTAGGGCCTTATGGTGTATTTTATAACCGCACACCAACCCCGCTTGTAGAATTAGTTCATGTTGACGATTTACCAGGCGGTAACTACAATCTAAACGTTGCAAACAAATATAGTCTTTTAGTTGGTGCTGGTGGTATTAACTTAAAATCTTATGGTGTTGTAAATGTCTCTGGCAGTTTAACTAACGTAAGCGGTGAACAGGTTAATATTTCTAGTGAGTTAGAAACAAATATAGATGGTGGAAAAAGATTATCTTTAGTCGGAGATGTAGTTAGTATAAGACAAAGAGACCGTAAGCAAGTTGTTGTAGAAGGTTCTTTAGGGGTAACTAATAATGTTGTAGTAGCAGGTGGATTACATGTAGAAGGCGAAATAACTGCAAATCATATTACAATGCCTACAGAAATTCAAGCTACTGAACAGGCTAAAGTGTATGGTGCAGCAGTAACAGATGCTAATAATTTAAATGGGCCTATAATTGGATTTGGTGTACCGTTATCACAATTCCCAGTAGCCGGTAGTACACCTGGAACATTTATGCCTAAAGCTGGATTTATTAAGACAGGCCCGCCTTACCTTGGATTACTAGATAAAGCAGTTGTGGTAGGAGAAATATTACCCGGTACAGAAATAGCTAATGTATCTTTTGTCACAACAAACCCCTTGATAGGTACGCTTAACGGTGTATTTACAATTAATAGCTTAGTAAATGTTAAGGGTAGTGGTAATGATTGTGTTAAAGCTATTGAACATGGCGCAGGAGGAGCAGATCCAATGCAAATGGCTATTGTTGTGTATGGTACCGGTAGAGACCCAGATAGTATTGTAATGGAGCCTCATAGTCATATGTACAAGACAATACCTACTAGATTGACAAATACTAATAAAGAAACAAGAGAAGTTGCAGCGGAAAAAGACTTACCAAATAATTCTGTACCAGTATCAAATTATAAGCGATAATTAAATAGTCACGTGCGTATCCCACATAGCTTTTTTAAGCGACGGGATGGCAATACCGCCTGAATAACTTATAGCGCTTTGTAAATCTTCTTGAATTTCTTTTATTTTTTCTACATACGTCTTATCTTCTAACTCTACCAATTCTGTTTTACCTTCAATATTTTTATTCTTATTTTTATTTTGATAACTAGCAGAACCATAATACTCTTTATACTTTTTATTATCAAAAGGGCTATTTACAGTCTTAGCTGGACTATCTTTTAATTTTGCAAAAATACTACCACACATAACCATCTTTGCACCTGCAGCTAATGCTTTAGCAATATCACCCGTACAACGAATACCACCATCTGCTATTACAGTATATTTTTTAGCTAATTCTAATACACAGCTAAACATCGGATATGTAAACCCGGTCTTATCTTTAGTTGTACAAACATATCCTTGACCAATACCAACTTTTAATGCATTAGCTCCCCATGTAGTAAGATCTGCTGCAGCAGCTTCAGTAACAATATTACCCGCTATTATATAAGTTTTTTTAAAGTTTTGCTTTAAAAACGTAAGCATTTGTTTTACTAATAAATGATGCCCATGCGCTACATCTACAGTAATATAATCTACTCTTAGATTTTCATTACCAATTTGAGTTAAAGAATCGTAATCAACTTTATTAACACCTACACTTATAGATATAGCTTTCCAATTTTCCTTATTAGCATGCTTTACAAAATCATAATTACTAATATTAAAACGATGCATAATATAAAAACATCCAATTCTATCAAGCATTCTAGCTGTATTAATGTCAATAGAACATTTCATATTTGATGGAATTACAGGTAAAATAAATGAACGAGCACCAAAGTCTACAAATGTAGTAGCTTTTGATCGGGATGATAATTCAGAATAATTAGGAATTAAAAAGACGTCTTTATAATGGTATTTCAAAACAGGTTTATTATAACTATCTTTTTTCTTTTTTCCACTCTGTTCTATAATTTGATACCCAATTTAATAAAGCGCGTTCAAAGCCAACATCTTTGCCTTCTTTTTCAGACATATACCATTTATTTTTAAGAATTTCTTCTCTTTCTCTTAAAAATTCTTTGTATAATGCAGAATTTAAAAGCATTGAGTCAGCTGCCGACAGCGTAATACTCATACTAATATTTAATAAAAAACCATAAAAATTCTATACACTAGTCGCCTTCAAAAAGGCGCCCACCATCCCGCCCCTAGTGTACGTAGTACAATTGCTCCTTCTAAATTTTATTTAGTTGCTTGCGGATAGTTTTTTTGAAAGATCATCAAAAATATTTTTTTTATCTTCCAGTGCATGGCCTTTAAAAATTTCAATTAGTTTTAACAAGGCATCTCTCTTAAACATTTTAATAAATTCAATTTTTGGTTGAACCATACTGCCTAATACTTTAGGGTGACCGCATATGTAAAATAATATTGATAATTCGTCTTCGGTTAACTCTTTAAGTGTCTCAGAATGTATCATAGCTTAATATCATCAAATATATCTTCTGTAATATTAGTATCTCTAGCTCCAATTTTATAAGTAGAGATTTCAGTCTCTTGTGGAGCTACCTGCACTTTACTGCTATCTAGATAACTATCTAACCACCCTGCAATAGGATTTTCCTTTACATTATAAATTTTCTTTAATCCCAAAGAGCGTAATCTATTGTCACAAAGCCACTTTGAATAGCCTTCCAGGACACCTGCATTTAATCCTAATAATGAGCCCTTGCTAAAAAGATACTGAGCCCATTCAATTTCATTTTTAGTAGCTTGCTCATAAACTGCATAAATTTTATCTTCATTCTTTTTGTATGTTGATGTAAACCCTTCCTTATCCTCTTCTTTAAAAATCTTTAAAAGATTTTGTGTAATACCAAAATGTAACGCCTCATCTCTCTGAATAAATTTTATAATTTTTGCATTTCCTTCCATCTTACCTCTGTAGCCAAAATAAAACGAACATGCAAAAGAAATATAAAATACCAATCCTTCCATTACGTTAGTTGCTAAAACACAATTAAAGACTTTATCTTTTAGATCTTTTTTATCATCACCTAAAATTTTATCATAATTAGACCTAATTAACTCTGCACGAGAAACAATCTCTTTATCCTCCATAATACTGTCAAAAAATTTAGATGCGTCAGGATGTACATTATTAAGCAAATATGAATAAGAATAGCTATGAATACCTTCAAACCTTGCCCAAGTATTCATACATATCTCTAATTCAGGATTAGTTACATGTTCTTTTAACGAATGTATAGACCTAGATAACATACTATCCCCAAGGGTTTGAAATCTTAAGTTAGTATCAAAAACAAAACGTTCTTCACTCGACAAATCTCTATAATCGCTTTTATCTTTAGCTAAAGCTATTTCATGAGGCCACCAAAAAAATTCTTCTTGCTTCTTAAACAGTTCAAAAAAGATAGGATATTTAAACCTATCATACCGTTGTAAATTTAAATCTTCGCCAAAAAATAATGGCTGCTTTGTATAGTCAATATTCTTTACATTAAGCACAGATTTCATTAGAGTTATTTATTATAAATAATCTCTCTTAAATTGCAATTACGACAACAAGTTAAACTTTTTTGAAAGTTTTAAACCGCTTTCTAATGAATTGTAAAGTTCACTAAACATAGAACCCGTCGGTATAAAACTAGCATTAGTTAAATTAGGTTTTGCATTTAAATTCATACCAGCAGCTTGTTGCTTATTTTTATAAGCACTTATGTTAGCTGCCGATGTAGCTTTTTTTAAGGCTGCTTGAGCTGCCTGTTTTTCTTTTATTGCAGCTTGTTTTGCAGAATCTAAACTTTTTAATTGAGCAGTATATTGTGCAGCATTCTTTCTATCAGATACCATTAAACCCTTTAATATTTTTTCTTGATTACCTAAATCTTTTAGCTTAGCATCAGCAGCTTTAATAGAATCCGGATTAGCTAAAGAAGTAGGTGTGGTCGGCGATGGGGTAGTGGTTGCTGTTGATGTACCAGTTGGCGATGTTGTAGTTGCTGAAGGTGTACCGGTTGTTGGTGAAGCAGCGGCAGACCCAGCGGGCGGTGTAGATGCAGCGGTGCTAGCAGCCGCAGGCGCTGTAGGAGCAGTAGCTGTAGTAGACGCTGGGGTAGTAGATGAAGCAGCAGTACTTGCAGTTGACCCTGCTGGAGCGCCACTTGAAGTTGACGTCGAACCTGCAGCACCTGAAGCTGTACCAGCCGATGGGGTACCGGTAGCAGCCGCAGGCGCTGTAGGAACTTTAACTGCACTTTGTATTTGTGAAGTTAAATCTTGTTTTAGCTGATCTACCGATTTTGGATCAGATAATTTTAACTTATTTAAATCGTTAGCATAATCGTTTATAGCTTTTGTGAGCTTTTGTTGATGCGAGCCAACAATTGATTGCGTTTTAGCATCTACACCCATCTGCTTACCTGCTGCTGCTTTTTGACCTGCAGCCTGTAATGCAGCTTGATCTCCTGTAAATGCAGCTTTAGCAGCTCCTAGGGTACCAGAAGCTCTAGCACCTATTCCTTTTACTGTCCCAACTGCACCAGCAACGTTAGCTTTTGCTCTATCAAAAAGCCCTTCATTGATCTGGTTTATAATTGTGTCAAAATTTTTAGTAGCCACAATATTATTTATGCTAAACAAGTTATAACTTACACGCACCGCTAGAACAATCCATCTCTCTATCTTTAGTTATAAGTTGTTCTTTATCACCGTCATCCGTATTATTATAATAAAGACTAATTAAACCAACGCTATAAGCGTACATTATTTCCTTCATTACCTTAGAATCGGGTAATGTATTATTCTCATAATGACTGTAGTTATAATAAACATTAGTAGAAATAGCCATATCTATATATTTTTGAATAATAGCATTAACATTTAATATACCTATATTGTCTTTAAAATCATAAGCAAACTCATAATTATCTGAATATTTTCCTATACCAGGAGCAAGAACTGGAAGCTTACCCATTTTAGACATTTTAAATGTTACAAGAGATCTAATAGGCTCAACACCGTTAGTAGAACTTTGAATAACTGAACTAGACTCACAAGGCATACAGCTTGACAGTGTACAATGTCTTAAACCGTCTTTTAAAATTTCAGTACGTAGTGTCTCCCAATCCAACGAATATTTTCTTTTAACTAAATCATTTAATTTCTTTTTAAAAGTATCTATAGGTAGTATACCTTTAGAATACTTAGAAGTATGAAATTTTTCACAACGACCTTTTTCGCGTGCTAATTGTAAGCTAGATTTAAGCAATGAATACTGAAAATACTCCATCCATTCGTCAACAGCATTTAATGCCGCTTTAGAATTATAAGATAATTTATTTTTAGCTAAATAAGCCGCTAAATTAGTAATTCCAATTCCTAAGCTTCTTCTTTTTTTAGCAAAATTTTCTGCAGCTTTATTAAAATAGGTTTGTATATCAATTATTTCTTCTAAAAATCTTACTGCAAGATCACAAGTTTTTTCTAAATCTTTCCAATCCCTGATTTCTAGCATATTAATAGCAGAAAGTATACACATACCAATTTCTGCATCTGGATCGTTATAATCTTTTAACGGTATAGTAGGGTGAATAACTTCTGTGCAAAGATTGCTCATAGTAATCTTGTCTATCCATGAACCGTGTTCGTTAGCTGTATCTACATTAAGAATGTAAATTCTACCTGTTTCTACACGCTCTTTTACAATTAAAGAAAATAATTTACGAGCAGATATTCTTTTTCTTTGTTTAATCTTTCTATCTTCTTCACATTCTGTATAAACTTTATCAAACTTAGGTGTACCCCATGCTTCAAACAATTGCGGTACTTCGTGAGGACTAAAAAGAGTCACATCTTCATCTTTAATTACACGATCATAAAATAATTTTGACATACCGACTGTGTAATCAAGCTTACGAACTCTATTATCATCAGTACCTGCATTATTTTTTAATACTACTACATCTTCTATTTCATAGTGCCACCACTGAATGTTTGTGGTAGCCGATCCACCTCTAAGACCATTTTGCTGCCATGCCTTAACAGACGCTTCAAATATCTTTAAAAAAGGAATAACACCTGTATGGACAACTTCACCATTGTTAACAGGGGCTCCGATAGCTCTAATTCTTGATACATCTATTCCAATTCCGCAACGGCTTGCAGTAGCAATAGATACAGCAGTACCAGATGCAGTGATTGATTCTTTGGTATCATCAACACCCACTAAGCAACAACTTGCATAGCTTTTTGAATTTGTTCGCAATCCTGCCATTACTGGAGTTGGTAAATTAATTTTATGTCTTGATATAGCATTATAAAAGCGCCTTACATACTCTAATCTCGTTTCTTCAGGATAATTTGCAAACCCGTACATAGCTATAAGAATGTATGCAAATTGCGGTGTCTCAAATATTTGATTTGTAATTCTATTTTTAATCAAGTATTTGTCGCATAACTGTTTAATACCGGAATATGTAAAAATAAAATCTCTATCATGATCAACAAATTCATTTACCTTATTAATTTCGTCTTCTGTATATTTTTTAAGAATAGATTCATCATATATTTTTTTTCTAATTCCGGAATAAATTAAATCTAATAATCTAGGGGGCGTTTTGCCGCCCCAAACGTCTTTTCTTAATTGATAGCTAAGCAATCTGCCTGCGACTAGCTGATAATTTGGTTTATCTAAAGTAATTAAATTAGCTGCAGACTCGATTAATACTTGATGTATTTCCTTAGTATTAATACCTTCAGAGATGTTTAGCTTAGCATTAATCTCAATCTCAGAAAGACTAACACCTGTAACTCCTTCACATGCCCATGATATTACTCGATTAATTTTTTCTATATCAAATTTTTCTAATTTACCGTTTCGTTTTTTTACAGAAATTTGAACGCTCATAGAAAAAATTATTTATAACTTTTAACAGTAATAATTGGTTAATTACTGTAATTTTTTACCGCAGAAAAAATAAAATCTTTTGTAGTAGTTTTGCTTACATTTTTATTACTTAAAATATAAATAACCAAATATCCGTAATTTTGAAATGTAGCTACATCAGTATTAGAAAAAATATTTTCATAAATTGTTTCAATAGGTTCATTTATTTTAGTGCAAAAATCTAAACATTCGCTGTCAATAGGATATGTACCTTTTTGTAAAAAGGCGTAACAATTGTTAGTAGTCAAATTAAATTCAGATAAAATATTTTTATAATTGTTAATAATATTTTTATTTGTAAAATTTAGTGTGTCTAGCTTTTCAATTAGTGGTGTTAAATTAGAATTTAAATTTAGTTTTATTCCTCTAAAAAATTTTGGCATAATATGTTCGTTAGGGACGCAATGAATAACATCTACAGAATTATAAGCAGAATTAAATTGAAGTCTTTTTTGATCGTAAAGATTTTTTATTTGTACACCTAAGAGCGCGCAAGGGTAATCATTATCTGTTAGGTAAGAAAACGCGCTAACATCTAGCGGTTCATCTACAAGACTCACATCTAATATATTCACATAGTCAATTGTATGTGATGTTCTTTCTAGATCAACTAGATATTCTCTTTAAAAATTCAGCTAGTAAAACGACAAAAACAGAAGTAAAAGAAGCTAGTATAGATGTAATGATAGCTACTTTAAAATTCCATGAACCGGTTGAATCTATTTTACGTTTATCAAATTCTTGTTTAATTTGATAAGCAATGCTATTAAATTTTTCGTTTACCACATCAGTTATATTTTTAAACTTTAATTCTATTTCTTTGTCTAAATTTTTAATTTTTAAATCAAAATTTTCTTCTGTAGATTTACACCTATCATTTGCGATGTTAACTGAATCAACTATTCGCAATCTTATATCTTGACTCAATTCAGTAATTTGTCTTTTTAAAAGCTCGTTTTCTGTAGTCAAGCGACTTTCAAACCCAGCTAGTTGTGTAATAATAGAAGGTTTACCGTTGCCTTGATAAACAGTTTTATATATACTGCTTACATCAGCTTTTAATTGCTTTAAAGCACCTGTATTACCGCTACCTTTTGAACCTTTTCTACTTTTCATCTTACGGCAAAAGAATAAGTTAAAATACCTGTTTTGAGGCTATAAACTTTACCCTTTAGTATGCCGGATGCATCTTTGACAACAACAGTCATCTTATCCTGTGTAACTACAGGACCATTAACTATTTCTACGTTGCCTAAATTAAGACTATAAGTTTTTATACCCTTTAATACATCAAAAACTTCTATAGTGCTTTTTCCAGATAATACCGCAGAATAAAGCTTTTTCACATAAGTATTTATCGTTGTATATATCAATAAACTAATAAATAAACATATGGCAGATACTATAACCAAAATTTTAATAAGGCAGGGTACTAACGATCAACGCTTAACAGCTAATGGTACCGGGGTTGTTTTTGATTCTGCCGAACCAGGCTTTTGTGTTGATACAAAAAGATTGTTTATAGGTGATGGTACTACGATTGGTGGTTGGCCTGTTGGAATTCAAAATCTAGGAAAGGTTGCTCAATTATATGATAGTTCAGGAAATTTTACGTCAGAAGCTCAAGCTATTGTAAATGCAAAAGGCGTTAGTGTTGGTGATATAATTTACGATAATACAACTAAATTAATTTATACCGCTGAAACAGCAAGCTATCCTCCAAGCCCCTCAGATTTTTCTGCGTTTGATACTTCTATAAAATATGACTCTTCAAACTTTACTCTTAATCAAGACGGTCAACTATCTGTAAAACAAGGCGGAATATATTCAAATAATCTCGATTCCGGTGTTGTAGATAATATAACAATTGTTAAGCCTTCTTACTCTGAACCTATTGCATTGAGAAAACAGGGCATAACAAACGAATATCTTGCTACTATGCCTTTAAATTCTGTTAAGGCTAATATAGATGGGTATACAAATTCGCCAACCGATTTAGCGTTAGATGTTAATACTATTGTTGGTAGAAGATCCGGTAATCTTGAAGCTATACCGATTGGAGAATTATTATCAACCGCGTTTATTGCAGGTGCAGGTATTTCTCTTGATACAGTTGGAACTCGTGTAAGGATTAATTTAGATCCAATTTTTATAGAAGTTTCTGAAGCACAGGTAAATATTAATAAGCCTCTTTCTGTAACTGGAGCAACTGGTATATCTGGTCCGTTCAGTGTATATGATGATGGTTTTGTTCAGGGTACATTAAGAGTAGGACAAGACGTTGTAGCATTTACTTCATCCGATTTAAGACTCAAAGAAGATTTAAACCCTATAGAAAATGCTATTGAAAAGACGACAAGCCTAACTGGATATGAATTTACTTATAATACTAATGCACCTAAAGAAATACAAGGCGAAAAAACATATGGTCTGATTGCACAAGATGTAAAGC